TGACGCTGCCGCCACTTGTAACAGCATCAGGGAATGCCTGCGCAACATCCTGCGCAACGAAACCTCTTCCGGATGGGGCTCCATCAAGCCTGTCCCATGTGCAGCCTCTGATAAGTCGCATCTTATCAAGAGGGTTTTCGACAGGTTGAATGTTTGTCTTGATGCGTTTGTCTGAGAAGGTCTGCCAGCCACTTTGCGATACTCCGATCCCTGTATGCCGTAATTCAAAGGAAGCCAGGGTGCTGTTTGCATAGCTGTTATATACAATGAATCGTGCCGCATAATAATTGCCTGGCGATTCGAAGTGATCGACTTCGAAAGCTGAATCGCTAAACCGGCTAAAAACCCTTGCGAAGCGGTTATAGTAATTTGAACCCGACTGGGATGCTGCTGATGGGTTCTTTTCGAACATAAAACCAGACGAGCTGGCAAGCGAGCTGTATACCGTTTTAGTTAACGTTCCGGCCTGGTCCACTCTCAGCGCGTTAACAATACGGGCATCATCACCTGCAGCGACAGTTCCTTGTGTGCTTCCCACGGAACGCGTGGCGGAATCACCAAGCCCGAGATTCGTGCGTGCCGCAGCCTTATCTGCCAGGTCGTTTAAATTCTGGCTCTTGTCCATTTTTGCGGTGATGGTTGTTGTTATGCCATTCCATGCAGGCCCGGTCCATGAAGTGCCATCCGTTAGGTTCACCGTAACATTGCCAGTCCCGGTAAATACCTGCTGCCAGTTTGCTTTGTCCAGGTTAAGTCCGCGAATGGCCTTGGCGACATCAGCTGCTACCTGAGCCGTAATTCCAACAAGGGCCGCATTTGGTACTGCTGTCCAGGCAATGCCAGAAGCAGTCGGTCCGTTATATGCAGTAATCAGTGTTACGCCGCCATCTGAATCAACTGACTGGATGCCAAGCGTATATGTTATGCCGCCGACGATGGCGACAATAAAGTCATTCGCCTTTAACTCTGTAGTGAAGCTTGTGCCTGACCCGGTAACTGGGGTCGAATTATTCGTGAGTGTAATAGTGCCTGCTGGCATAGTTTTCTCCGGGCAATAAAAAACCCGGCGCGGTGGCCGGGTTATATTAAGTGCTGAATGTCAGAAATAGTAACTGGCATCTATGCAGGGGAGCTGGCAAGAAGCCTGAACAGCTTTTGGGTACTGATAAACAGCCACCTCTCTGCCAGTAGATCTGGCTCGCGCCGTACTTATCGCATTTCCATTCATTTTCATGCCTGACTCGAGGCATTTTCTGAAGCTGTAAGTGCTGTTGTTCCGCGAGTAATCCCCCCTCTGCACACCAAGGCTACATAAAGGAACCATCGGCTGTGAAACGGAACCGGTTGGATTTACCCATGACAGAATCTCACCCGTGGAATCATCATAATTCTCATATGCGCCCATGTCGTAATACGCATCAGTCCACATGACGGGAGGGTATTTACTTGAATAGGTCACCTGGTTGGCGGCATTCCTGATAACCATTCCATAACCTGAAACCGGAAGAGATGGAGAAAAGCCGCAGGACACGATAACCAGCTGCACGCCAGATACAGAACCACCCTGAACCGAGCCATTAGTATTGCCAAAAGATGTATACGTCCTTATAGCGTTCGTTGACCTGTCTAAATAAAGGGGGGTGTCTGTATTTGACCACCTGGCAAAAACTATATAACTACCTAAATTCAGCACATCAGACGGAATATACCATTCCCCGCTGATATTCACTGTGGCCCGATAAGTTACAAATCCAAGGTAAGAAATATCACCAACTTCCATAAAGTTGGAGCCGTTGGTAATTCTTACCCCGTATTGCACTGCGGGGTTAGCTGCATATGAAACAGAGAATACATCTGCATACCCCGCCTCAACTGCCTGTGGCGTAGTGGTGTTCGGGTTAATATAGCGGGCATTGTAATACAGTGTGTCTCCACTAAAAGATATGTTTTTAATATATGCCATTGGCGGGCCTGCAGGGTTCGTCCCATCATAAACCCTGACAAGATTTCTCGGCACTATAATTGGCCTGCTGCTCGCCGGTTGAGATTTAAATCCCCCCGAAGAAGTAGCGTTCGCCATCATTGAAGAACTGCCGAGGTAGGATGCATAACGCATCGATGCATCCAGTATTATTTGCTTCCCGCCATCGTCAGGCGTAATTCTGACTCCATATACGTCAGCCATCAGTAAAGTTTCCCCGCCTTAAACCTCTCAACGCCGTTACTGTCGTAAACGGCCAGGCCTGTTTCATTGAGTACGCTCCCGCCTGACGTTCCTGAGCCTCCATATAATTCGAAAGATCCGTCCTTACGCATAATAGTTCCTGATTTGCCCTGAACATAATTTGACGAATACCACGAGCCAACCTTAGCAAGGGTGATTGAGGCGTAGTTAATCAGCGCGTCATTTATAAATACCTGACCGTTGATGGCAGCAAATGCCAGCTGATAGCTCTGGTTGTTGGTGTTATAAATTGCGAATGTGTCAGCGCTGAACAATGCAAAAGACTGTGTAGATCCACCATTTCCCTCGACGCCCAACTGCATACCAGCAACGTATTTTGTGCCATTCCTGTCAATCTGGACTTTTACGCCCCACTGAGCAGATAGCTTCCCACTCAAGTCTGCATAGGCGCTAGAAACCTGCTGTACTGCCGCAGAGTTCTGGTCGGATGTTGCCTGCAATTGCTCAAACTTCTGCGCATAGGCGCTGTCATTATTCGCTACAGTCTGACGAACGGTAATGATGTCCGCCCGGTTGCGCCCGTAAGCTTCAAACTGATGGTTTACGGAAGCGTCCTGGTTAAGCGCGTTCTGGAGGATTGCCTCGACACTTGTATCGATAGTGGAGCTAAGCCTGTCAAAAGCTTCTGACTTGCGGATCTGATTATCTATATAGTCAATCAGCTCGCCCGTGTCCGTATTGCACACTACAGGTACTTCGACAAACGCCGATGTGCCGAATGCGTTTATTGTCCGCACATACCAGTAGTAGGTCGGCCCAATCTTAAGCTCGTAAGCAGTCCAGTTGCTGCCAATGCCCGCCCGGCTGGCATTTGCTTCCACGGTTGCCTGGCTTGAATTTGGCAGCTGCGTCAGCCCAGATGTCCAGAAATCAAACTGAGTCGAGACATTGGTTATCTCATTAATGCGGGGAATGAGCGTTACAGCAAAATACCCCTGCTTTTGCTCCACTGTTGAGGGCGGTGGCGGCGCTTCGATGCTGAATTCAAGATAGGCCTCTGGTGACTGGGCGCCCATCTGGTTTACAGCTATGACATGCGCGGTATAAGTATCACGCAGTAGTCCTGTCAGGCGCGTGAATGAGCCTGGCACCTGAACGGAAAGAACCAGTTCTCCATCCTTGCGGATAAGAACCTGGTTATAAACATACTGACCAACGTTCTGCCATGAAAGTACGCCCTGAACTACCTGACCTATTTCCTCAACGGTATATTTCAGATTCTGAGGCTGAGCAACGCCCCCTGTTGGGAGCTGTGTAAATGGCGGGCGATCTATAGGCTTGCCAATAGCATCGCCCCACACCTCAGCAGTTTCCTGCTTCAGCGTCAGCTGCACACCATTCTGGACGCCAAACTTCCAGTCGGTGACCCGCATTTCAACGTCGGTAATGCCGAGTGACGGGAAATTAACCTTCACGTACATGCCTGGGCGATACCGGTAGCCGCTCAGGTTGAGAGTGACGTTCATCGTTCTGGAGATGCGCGTACGCTTGAGCTTAATGTCAGCCAGGCGCTGAGCCTGAAACTCTGAAGTTACAAATCGCAGTTTTAAATCTTGAGAAATTTCTACGCCGTCTTCTGTTACCCACTCAGAGACAGAGACAGTTGGAAAATCAACCTCTGAAAAGCGCTGCTGTGGATCTGTGAATGTTCCTTTAATTGTGTTGACCCGCTCAGACTGCGATACCTCCGGCATGATTTCTATGTCACCGGCCAGCTGACTTTCGGTAATCACCTCTACCGCAGGACCATAATATGCGCCAACAAGAATGCCGTGTTTTCCAGCAATATAAGTAGCCTCGCCAGAGCACGCTGAAAGCATCGACTCAAGGATGCTTGCCTTATTCTCGCTAAGGTCGAACTCGCCATTAATCGTGTAGCGCAATTCCGTCTGGTCACTGGTGCTGGTAACCCTTTCATCCGATATATTTGCCGCTTCCTTGAACTGGTCCCAGTTAATGCCTGAGTCAGGGACCTTCAGGTAGTTGCGGTAATAATCCAGAATGCACAGAGCAGCGTTATTGCTGTAAACCGTGGATCCGGTTCTGGGGTCATAAACTTTGCGCCCCAGCTTTTCTACGGTGATATTGGGTATGCCAGAAGGAAATTTTTCTGCATCAAATTTAAGAGTGACACGAAGCCAGCTGATTCCTTTACCTATCATGTCATCTTTCCATGACGGGGCGTTTTGCAGGAGGTAAGGATCGGCAGTTTGTCGGTCGATATGCACTTCATACGAGGCTTTATCGCCAAAAGTAGAAATGTCATCGTCACCCAGATACACGGCGCCTACAGCAGTAATTGGATGACCGGCCAGCGTGATAGCAAGATGAAGAAGCTCGCCGTCAGTCTGCTCTCCTGCCTGCTCCTCAGAAAAGAAAAGCGTCCCGGCAGAAAGAGACTTTCCGTAAACAACCGTCTTTGCACTGGCAGCTGCCCTCAGCACCTGCTTGCGCTCCTGAGTATCCCTGTAACCGTTCATTGATGGCTTTTTTGTAAGGGCCTGAGAAGCAAGCTGAGCGGCAATTGTAATAACCATGGCAATGGCGTAAGCCTGATTCGCTACAGCAATACCGCCCGCGATAGCGGCAACAACGGGAATAGCAGCAGGCATTATTTAACCCTCCAGGCACTCAATAAATTTCCACGCAAACTGACGAGCCCGTTATCACCGGGTACCCATACTGAACCACCGTAAAAAACGCCTGCACACCTGCGACCGGCATTCTCGACTACTGCGACATCACCGCGCTGAATCAGTGAAGGATTCACTTCATCCAGAAATCGGCCAAGAACTCGCTCGAGCGATCCGCCGCCACGCAGCAGAGCTTTCTTTGCCCCGGTTTCGCTGTTGTAGTTACCACGAAACTCGGCAGCAAAATCTTCGCCACACATCGCCTCAACGCAATCAGCGGCAAACAGGCAGCAGTCGTGCTGGCCCCATGAAAAAGGCCGCTTTTCCGCGGCCTTGATTACAGTGACGAGTCTTTTCTGCCAGTCAGGGTGTTTCATAAAACCTCACGAATAGGTAAAGCCTGGCGCATCCTTCTTGCTGCCCCAGAAGATAGATCGCTCTGACATTTGCGCGACATACCGAAAAATCCTGTCACCGGGTTGAGTAGACTGGTGCGACTCATCGGTGAATCGATCCGGGAAAGGCCGCTGCCAGTCTTCGAAAATATTACTGACCGTATACTGGAGCGCGTTAGTTTCGCCGGCAGTCGCGCCAGTGCTTGATACCTTGCCCTGAAATATCAGGTCAGCAACCTGCACCTGCCCGTTATCGTCTATCGCAACCAGAAATATTTCTGCTGTTCTGCCTACGCAGCGCTCATTAAGCGTCTTGGCAAACAGCGACATATCCAGACCTGAAAGCGTCATCTTCAGCTGAGACGGGCTCGTCGTGTTAGTTTCGTTTACGTCATCAATAGAGCCCATGCGCCCCATGCCGAAGTAAACAAAACCATCTATTACAATCGTTCCCGTACCGGAATGCACATAGGCGGTGCCGGACTCAAACTGGATGTTTGCGGCCACAACAACAGTGACACGGTCTCGTGATAACCAGTCCACCATGGCGTCTGAAAACGGTGAATACATCATCAGAATGCCTCCTCAAATTCGATGGTGGTTGCTGATACAAGCCCCGGCGAGCGACGTATTTCACCCTGCGAGTTATCCTTCAGCTTGAATATGCCCCATGGGTTTTGCACCTCGAGCGGGGAATTGGGGTCTGGGGAAGCGCGTAACATCGGCGCAAACTGAATAACCGCGCCTCCAGATGCGTCACTGGTGACATCAGCAGTCACTTTCTTCAGCTCGGAGTTAACCGTGAAGTAGTCGCCTGCTCGCAGAACCAGCGTGTTTGCTGCCCAGCCTTTTGTTGAAAGGGCAACGCCAGTCTGGTCAGCATCAGAAACTACCGGGCTACCGGCCGGCGCCTTGCCATCCCTGCCCCAGTCCCGGATCCTCACTCTTCCATACTCCCCATCAAGCGCGGCTATCACCGCCTCTATCTTACGCGCCTGAGCTTCTTCAAGAACGGCATACTCGACGGTGCACTTCCATCGTGAACCGGGGAAGCGAACCGTCTGAGATGAGCCATTAAAGGGAGATCGGAAAGTTTTGGTGTTTGATTCGAGATGCCAGCTAAGCGAGGAAGGATTGGGGCCGGGCCATTCCAGTACATCTGCCATTCTTTACTCCTTCGTTATACACCCAGCAGGCGTCTACCCTGCCCTCTGTTCTGGAAATCCTGAAGCATGTCCTGACGAGCCTGCTTAGCCCCGTCCGTTGCCCCTTTGCGCGCAGCCTCTTCCATAGCCCTCTGAAGCGCCGCATCCCCGTTCCCGCTCACCTGTATGGTCTGATGGATAATGACGTCGCCTGACTTAGAAGAGCCAGCCTGTTCGCCACCAACCATTCTTACGCCGAGAGAACCATCAGATGATCGGGTCAGCGGCATAATCGCCTCCGGGCCCGCCTCGCCGAATACTCCTGCACCTTTAGCAAAAGCAAATAGCTTCGGCGAGTCGTAGATACCACCGCTGTAGGCGCTCAGAGAGGGAGAGTCATATACGCCGCCTTTGGCATTCAGGCTGAGGTTGTTGTATGCACCGCTGGAAAATGAGCTACTGGCTGAAGCCGACGATGCTGCGCCCGCAGCAGAGCCGAAAATTGAACCAAACATGCCGCTCGCCGAGCCAGCTATCCCTACCAGAGACTGCCTGATAGCGATTCGGGCAATGTCGGCCAGCACTGAGTTGGCAAAGTCAGTGAATGAAGCTTTGCCAGTGGTAGCGAACTTCACCAGGGCATCTTCCATATTGCCGAAGGCGTTGGTGAAAAGCTGCTGAGACATTGCCGATACGTTGGCCGCACTGTCCTGATATTCCTGCCATGCACGCGAAGCGCCGGCAGTAAAAGAGCCGCGTAGCTGGTTCATGCGAGCAATATGGTCGTCATAGTTGCTGAGCTCTGTCTGCAGCGCCTGCTGCTGAAGCTGGATCTCCTGGTCAATCTCTTCGCGGGTAATATCACTCGAAGCCGACGCCCTGTTCTGGCGTAGCTGGGTGATTTTGTCGTTGTAGGATTGCTCAAGGGAAAGGCGCTGCGTGTACTGCTGCTGTTCGTTCTGGCTCAGGCCGCCGCCAGCGAAGAGCTCATCAGCGGCGTACTGGTTCTGCCGATTGGTGATGGTTCGCGTGATATCAGCGCGCGCCTTGTCCAGCGCCAGAAGCTTCTCACGCGTCTCAATCTGACGCTCTAACGCGGCATTCTGCTGCAACTGCGAGGTGATAAGGTCAGCACTGGCAAGCAGCGACTTCTGGTCAGCGGTAAGCGTCTGCTTGCTCTTGATGTCCGCAAGTTGCTGCTCCCACTTAATCAGCGCCTGCTGCTGCGTACCAATCTTCTCGCCGGTATCAGCCTGACTCATTAGCACCTGTTGCTGCTGGCGAAGCTGGTCTAGCATTCGCGAGCCAGCGTCTTCTGTAAAGGCTTTTTCGCGTGGCTTTCTGTTTGCCGCATCCTCTGCATCTTTGAGCGTTTTCTCCAACTGGGATTTTCGAGCGGCGTAATCAGCTTGACCAGCCGCCCTTACATCAGCAGGTTGTTTACTGTATTCAGTGTTGAAAGCCTTCAAAGCATTTCTGGCGCGCGTTACAGCATCAGCATTATCAGATACTTGATCGCTAAGAGTCTTCAGATACTGATTCCCGGCTGCTTTCTGCGTGACCTGATCTAGTTCTTGTTGGGCCTGAAGATAATTTCTGACTGCTGGAGATGCTTTATTCAACATCTGATAATAATTCTCATCAGCTGTTGTCCAGGTCCCCGCATCCGTTTTTTGCGACCTCAGCCGCGTCCGATCTTGGTATTTTCGAACGTCCGCATTATCAAAGTAGTCACCTCCGGCAATCTCCTTGATGGTTTCCCAGCCACCGGATGCTCCCTTACCTACAGAGCGCCAAAATTTATCCCACCCTGTGGCGCCCTGGTTTAGCTTGTTCGTTAAATCCTGAAGTTTTGTTGCCAACCCACCAAAAGCGATGCGTTGAGCGTCGGCTATATTTCCGCTGCGCAATGCTTCGTCTGCCTGTTTACGTTGGGCGAGCGTAAGGAAATTAAATTTATCATCGAGGTCGTCAATCGATTTTCCGCCATTAGCAGACAGCTGGTTAAACATGCCAATAACGTCAGAAAGGTCTTGCCCGCTTGCCTTTGCGTAATCACTTGAAGCTTTTATCACTTGAGGATAAATGCTCGTGTTAGTGCTCAGGCTCTTCGTAAGTTGGCCTACAGCATCAATAGCGGATCCGTAAGATACACCAAGTCCAGCAGCACCCTGAGCCAAGGCTTTAAACTGGCTTAGGTTCAGCCCGCTCGCATTTGAAAGGCTATTGGCGGATTTATTAAGGGCTGATGATTGCTCTTCAACAGAGTGCAAAGCCAGTGCGAATACGCCAGCTGCTCCCCCTGCCAGAGTGAAAGGATTTATCAGCCCTGAAACGTAACCTCCTAAAGCCCTTGCGGCTGGACCTATACCTCCAAACATATCTTTCAGTTGGCCGCCCTGCTGCAAGAGCACTGTAAGTGGAGCCTGACCTGATGCGAGGCTTACAACTATGTCAGTCATCTGCGCAGGGATCATGCGCATTTGATAAGCAGCTTGCTTAGAAGATACCCCAGCTTTTCCTATAGCTTCAGAAAACCCTGACACCCTGTTTCTTGCTTGCTCAATAACGGATAGGTAGTTTTCATACTCTTCTGTTGGCAGAGAGCCTTTTTTATAGAAAGACTCAAGCCTTGCCTGTTGCTTATCTAGCCGGTTTAACGCCCCTGTAACAGGATTTATCTGCCCGAGAAGGTCTGACAATGCCTCTTTTTCATCATTTACGCTTAAGGCAACTTTTCTGGCCCCTGACGCTGCCTTATCCCCCGCTTGCGTCATCTTAGCAAGCGCGCCTGCTAGGCCTTCTGCATTACGCTGTGCGCCTGTACTGTCGATGATGATCGCAAGACGTGATTGTTGTTCAGCCATGTATTCTCCGGGCATAAAAAAACCCGCCGGAGCGGGTTATTGTTTGTTTTGAAGTCCGTCTATGTAACTTCCTATCTGCTCAAAATCAGAGCAGCTGTCTTTTTGCTCTTCGCTTAGTCCAACGCCGGACTTGAGATTCCTTTGGCATTCAAGTTGGGCCAAAGTAATAGCTCTAACTGCAACCATCATCTTTTCTGCCATTTTTATGCATTGAGGCTGAGCAGAACTTTCCTTGCAAAGGCTGCTCGGCCCATTTGTAAATCCTTCAAGTGCGGAGTTATCAGCCATTGAGCACACAGGTAAGCTCGCAACAACCAAAGCAAAAGCAATCTTTTTCACACTACGGTCCTTTAAGAATTAAGCATGATGCTACTGGCGCCAGTCACTACGTTTTATCTAGAACGAAATAATGGGCCTTAACCCTATGAAGGCAGCTTCAAGGGGTGCTCGCCTGGTTAGTAAACTTTTATGTTGTCTAAAACATATTGAGTGTAATTTTTGGAATTGTTATCAACGATTGGCATCTGCTGCATCTGTCCTCCAACCATCTGTGTCTCGACCCACATATCTGCCCAAGCATGAGCGCCAGAATCTGATTTAGATATACTAAATCTTACTTTGTCGACTGGTGTTGTTGAATATGAGTTACCTAAGAGCGCCTGAGTCATGATCCCGCTTGTGCCGGTCCTCTGCTTACCGCATATCACGGTAGAGTCAGTGGATTCATACACCATAAAGCCGTTGTTGTTACAGAATCTCGTTAAAGCACTTGAGACCTGGTTTGCTGTCTTACCCGGATAATCACCTTCTGGCTTCCCAGAAGGGGTCTGTTTGCTAAGAGGTTGCTGAGAAGCGCACCCAGACAAAGCCAATCCTACCAATGCCGCCACTAGTACTTTCATTTCATCCCTATCCCCATGAGGTTTTATGGGATAAATCCTAACTTTAAACTGGCGCAAAATGAAGCAAATCTAACTGGTTTTTGCTTGCTTCCGCTCCCACTCCGCCCTGTCGGCATCATCAAGGGCGAATATAGCCGCCTCGAACTCATCACGGTCAATCTGTAACGGCTTGCAGGCGAGATAGGTGTTGATGTCTTCCAAGTCTATCGGCAATGGTGTTGCGGCCATGCCTGCGTATTTCCGCCCTCGAGTGATGACAGCGTAGGCGCCGAGAATCTCGCTACACACGCCGTCTATCTCAGGCTCGGGGATGGGAGGCAGCTTTAAGCGCTCTCGCTTCCAGCGGTTCTTTTCGCCTTGCTCTCCGCCGAACTGCCGGAGCCAGCTCTGGCTTTCGAGGACTTTCCCACTGTTTCCTGAGCCTGCGCCTCTTTACCCGCGGCAATGTCAGATGCAGTGCTCAGTACAGCCCAGTACAGCTCCGGGTGCTGCAGTAGTAGCGCCTTGCCCTTCTCTGCTGAATATTCGATGGCTGTCTCATTGCCGCTCTCATCAGCCTCGCCCACACCTTCCCAGCCCAGCAAGAGGTGTTTGGCAACAGAGTCAATCAGCAGGTCGTCAGAGATATCAGTGACGTCGATATCAGCAGGGTTGAATTCAGCCGTGCCGACCTTGAAACGCTCGTCGAGCTTGCTGATATGACGGCGCACCATAGCGTTATGAGAGCGAAACGCCGGATTGCTGATGGAACCAACTTTCAGTTTCAGGTCATTCATGGGCTCAATCCAGCGCTCTGAATTGGCATCAAATTTAGGTGTTTTCAGAATGAGCATGGTTTTCTCTGTAAGCAGCCCGCCGCTATGGACGGGCGATTAGATTAAGACGCGGTGACGGTGATCGCCGTGGTAGCCGTGTAGGAGCGCGCTTTGGCGGTGATGGTTGCAGAACCTTCCTTGACTCGCGTGACCTGCGCTGTTTTCTGGCTGGTTGATGCGACGGTAGCCACTGACGGGTCTGAGGACTCCCAGACAACGGTGTCTGTTGCGCCTGCAGGCGTCAGCGTTGCGGTGAGAGTTACATTGGAACCTACAGCACCAGTAGACGTTGCCGGCGCGACACTCAGCGCGGTAGCAGCTACCACCTCTGAGCGGGTGATGGTCGGCGGCGTGTCTGCAGCGGTGATATTGAGCTGTACCTGCACGATGTCAGTGTTGCCGCCATCCGGCCAGTCACCATCAACCTGCACAGCCGGGAAGTTGAAGACGTATTTGCCTTCGTCGTTCTCCAGCGTGAAGCCGAATTGCATGGTTTCGCCAGACAGCGATTTCTTCCACGCATCATAGGCATCTTTCGACCATGACAGGGTGATGCTGCCTGACGGAGTGAACGTAGTCGGGATGTTGGCGCCGGCGAACGGGTTGCCACTGCCGATACAGCGCTGAGTCTGCAGGTTGTTGTCGAACTGGATGTTGAAAGTATCGACGCAGAAGCCATCGCCACCGGTTACGCCATTAAGCGAAATCGCAGTTACCTGCTTGAAGGTGTAGCGAAGGTCGCCAGCGCCATCCACCGGATTAGTGAAGTAGCTGGTGTCGTCTGCTTTCGTATCAAATCCGAGCCCTGCAAAGGTCACGGTAGCAGTGATGTCGCCGTCATTCGGGATTGCCAGCTGGAACGTGCCGACCTGACAGCCGCGGGCAATTGATGCAACGCCAATGTCTTCAGCGTAAGAAGCGACAGAGAACGCAATACGGTCGTTGCCCATGTTAAGCACGTTGTTGTTCCATTCCGAACCGAAGCAGCTTGCGAGGAAGTCATCATGCTGGCCCCAGCGGAACTTGGCACCGACATCGCCGCCTACGTCCACAGTACCGGTAGAGCGGCCTTGAGCCATGCGTGAGCCGCCGATTTCATCGTTGTCGATCATGTTCTGCGACGGGCCCACACCGAAGCTGCTGCGCTTCAGCAGATTCCATGTACCTGTCGCGGGCGTGGTGCCGGGCGTGGTTTCGCGAATATACGCGGTTACTACTTTTGCTCCAGACGACATTTCCGTCTCCTATAAAAGCAATGCGCCACAGAGCGCAGTATGGTATTATTCATTCACGCATATGCATGAATAGGAAGTTTTTTATGAGAGAAATATGGCGTAAGTTTCCAGATGAAAGATTCGAAAGTATCTATCTGGTGTCCAATAAAGGACGAGTAAAATCGGTTGACCGTACAGTCACTGAAGCGAGTGGCAGGACTCAATTTAGGCCTGGCATTATGCGAAAGCTTTCCGTTAGTGGTAGCGGATACCTGCAGTTTTTAACCACTACAAGAAGCCCCAAGAAAGTCATCACTTTTGCTGTCCACAGAGTCGTGGCTCAGGCCTTTATCCCTAACCCTTCAGGGTTTGACGTTGTAAATCACATTGACGGCAATAAGCTTAATAACCAGGTTGATAACCTTGAATGGACCACCCATGCATACAACCTTTTGCACGCTGTTAACGTCGGGCTGCGAAAGGATGCGAGAGGGGAAGCTCATCACAATGCCGTTATCAACTCCGATGATGTTAAGAACATAATCGTGCAGTTACTAAGCGGGGTGAAACAGAAGGATATTGCCGCTCAATACAGCATTACCCCAACCTCAGTAGGCAACATAAAAAAAGGCAAAACCTGGCAGCATGTGACTATTGTTGGTTACTCGCCTCCATACCTTTTCGATCCTGATTTTTCATAATGCCCTGTACGGGATTTGAATGTTCATCTGCGCCCAGCTATCCGTTTCGCCCGCATCAACTGCGCTCACCGCAAAATAATCGAGCCGACCATCCGTCTGGAACTCGAACAGCTCGCGGAGCTTGTCTGCCGTCTGCGTGATGAGCAGCGAGCCAGAACCTGCTGGCACAAAGATTTGAATGACGGCAATGCCCGTGCGTTGCACTACGGGGCCAGCGCCGATTTCGTTTGCTGAGGCCATGCCAGGGATATTCGTCAGGCGCGCCCAGATGGACTTGCCGGACGGATCGAAAGTTGGCCCATTCGGGTAGCTGACAGAATCGGAGGCAATAGCGGTCTGCGCCGTCATCCGGGAGATGATGGCGTTTCTGATTTCAGTGAGCGTCATTTGTAGGCCTGAGTTACACCGTGGAATGAAACTGCATAAACACCGATAGGCGCTTGTCTTGAGTGACCTTCTTCCAGTCTTTCGCTGTAAGGCAGGTTGGACTGGATATAAATCATTGAGTAGGGTCCTGCCCCGTCAATAATGGATCGTCCGTTGGAGATAGTTGCGGAGCCATTTGGATCCGGCGCGCTGGGCTCAGACATATCAGGAGAGCCAACGCTGACGATATGTGAGGCTCTGAACATGCCTCCAATATACCCGGCTGGGGAATATATTTCCCCCTGGCCTCTACGCAGCTTCCTTATCCTCTGTGGCCCAAACCTCCCAGCATTACTGCTATAAACCGCTCCGCCCAACTGAACTTTATTGCCGGGCTTAAGGCGACGATTACCCTTGCTGTCCTCATATCCGAATTGATCGCTGTTCCGGAGAGCCTGATTGATGTCGTTAACCCTGTTACGGTTCTTGACCTGGTCTTGGTTGATATTCCATAGTTCTGGATTACCTACTGGCGATCGCTGCACAATCTCCGTAAGCAGTGCCATCGAGATGATGCGCAGCTTCTTGCCAACCTCTTCCTCAACCAGCCCAGCGAATAGCGAAGGGTCGTTATCCCATCCCTTAGCCATCACTTCCTCCTTAGCTGTATACGGTAGGTTGCGGCAGCCGGATCAGGTAATAGCGTCACGATGCGGTAGGTTTGCGGCTGACCAGTCGCAAGATCAGGTGCTGTGATGGTGTGGCTCTCGCTGGGGATGTCAGTCACTTCATTAGCCAGCGCGGTTAGCCGCAAGTCGCCGTGGAGGATATTCACGCCATCAATTCGGCTCAGCTCATAGCGTGACAGGACACCACGACCGGAATAGCTTCGGGTTGTCTCACCGCCAGTCTCTGTTACCGGGTCCCAGCCCGCTTGCACTGTGTAGCTGCCAGTGAAGGGGTGAACTGCATCAGCCAGGTCAGTATCGAAAGCTTCTGCCAGTTCAGCCTGTAGCTCGTCTCGAATGCCCATTATCGATACACCCTGAAAGCAAGAGGATTGCTGCGCCACGGCTTCAGCAGAGCGAGCGCCAGTTGCACGTCTTCGGGCAGTGAAGCGCTACCGACTGACTGTGTCGAGGCGTAGCTTTTGGTCACCCTCACCCCGTCAGCATCAACCGTTTTGCTGGTCAGCGCACCAGATTCAACCTGCTGCTTATAGAGCACGCCAGCAGCTGATGCAGAGGCGAGAAACGCGCCCGCCTGCTTCACTTCATCAGGGGTGGCATCTGGCAGCCCCTGCAGGTTAAGCGCGGTCAGATAGGCGTTAGCCTGAAGCACCGCTCGCGCTTTTTTCTCTGGTGTCGTCCATTCAGCGCCAAGCACCTCATCCACGTCAGCGACGGTAATGTACGTTGTCATGTTCACTCCGTGCTAAATGGGGCCGAAGCCCCGATGATTACTTGGTTGCCGTGGTGGACTTAGTGGCTTTCTTGGCCTCGGAGTTTTCACCGCCGCCAGTATTCACCGCGCCTTCATCTTTCGGCTCGCTGCGAACGTGATCAACGCCGCCTGTTTCGCCAACAGTCTGCGGGCCGACTTTGATTTCGCCATCAGAGCCAGAGAAGCCCCAGCGAGCTTTATCGTTCGGGTCTACGTAGTGGTCTTTTTCTACGGTCATGATGACCTCCTGATTAGGCCCCGGCATTCCGGGGCGTTAATGTTTATGCGGCGACAGTTGAGGTCACGAACGCCAGCGGAACCTGCTTACGGTCGAACTTGCGATCCCAGTTTGTTGCCAGCGCAAGGTCAGCCCAGTTAGCTGAAATCGGTCGCGTAGTGGTCGGCGTGCCGGTGATGGTGGTGCCCAAGAACGAGAAGCCCAGCGGATGGAGCACGAAGTTGCGACGTGTCCACAAGGTTTCTGCACCGCCACCGTTGCCTCGCTCTTCCTCTTCGACATAACGAATGTCGTTATCAGGCTGCTGCTCTGCATAACCGATCGCACCCGGTCCGAAGATAACCGACAGATATTTAGCATCTGCGCCAGTTCCAACAACCGGCATGCTGTCATCCACTACAACGCGCATACCCTGGAATCGACCGAACTCGGGAATCTGGTCAGCCAGCGGGGTGAAGTCGATGAGGTTGAGGATCTGCAGCTCAGTCTGTACGGCTGAGTGCATAGCAATGACGCTCAGGCCACCCAGTTGACCGGAGTAATCGCCCATGGTCGCTTTGGCGCGGATGATTGCGGCTGCGTTGATGGTGCCGCCAGCATCGATAACCATGTCGCCGCCATCGTTCGCAACGTTGTCGTTATAGATGCCGACAGTGGTTGCAATGAGGCGGCGCTGTGCAACGCGCTGCCAGTAACTGGTGAGACGACCTGCGACGAACTCAAGCGGATCCTGCTTGGTGATGTTTTTCACCAGATTCATCGCGTTCCAGCCTTCGTTCAGGTATGCGGCGCGAGCCTGCATGCTGGCAGAGGTTACGGACAGCGGCACGGCGATGTCGGTGTAAACGTCGTTCGAGTAGTTACTCTCGATAGAAGCGTCCAGATCAACCCACCACGGAATGGTAAAGGTGTTGGTTGGCGACGCAAGCAGAGTGCTCATGTCGTTGTTATTGGTCAGGATGCCTGACTGGAAAAACGCGGTGCGCTCCGCGGTGTTAACCTGCATGTAGTCGCGCAGCTCGTCGCGGAAAACTACGTCAGAAAGAATAGTTGGCATTGCTTAAATCCTTATTGGGTCGCCTCATGAGCCTTCTTGAGTCGCTCATATTCGGCTGGGTTATTTTTGCGGAGCTCAACGCGCTCCATACCACGAAGTTCTTCCCATTTTTTGGCAACCCGGTCACCACTCTTAGGTGCGGCCCCGCCGCCACCTGCCTGACTACCGCGCACGAGGGATGCGTAACGCGGAGAGGTTTCGAACTCTTTTTGCAGGTCAGCGAGAGTGCTGACCGTGAGATTGCCTGACTCGTCAGTAATTCGTACCTGGCCCTCTGCCACTTTCAGGCGGCGAGACATGAACTCAGCGAGGATTTCAGTGTTTGCTGCGATGCTTTGCTCGCTTGCACCGCCGGCAATACCTGATGCGGCTTTGAATGCGCTTTGCATAATCTGGCCTTGCTCGATCTGTTGCAGAAGCGACGTATAGCGCTGTTCATATTCGCTGGTCTTTGCTTGCGAGCTTTCAAAGAGCTGCTTGTAGTTGCCCTCAGCAGCCAAGCGCTCTTCCTCTTTTCGCCGTGCTTCTTCTTCTGCAGCTCGGCGTCGCTCTTCACTGGCGCGCTTCTCTGCCAGCAACTCTTCGTTCTTGCGCTTCAGGCCGGTTACATCTTCCTGCTGCGGCAAGCCTTCGATTTGGCAGATATAAACCTCGCCCTGCTGCACATACAGCGCCTGTTTGGCTTCATCAAGCTGAGCGAATTCCTCAGCGGTAAGCTGATACTTCAGAGTCATACATTCTCCTGAATGGATGTGTGCTGGCCCGGCCAGCGTTTAGATGTGATTAATCAAGGCCTGCAAGCTCGAAGGCGTGCGGCTCTAAATCTTTGAGTTGGTCGAGGGTGTACTGCTTGCCGTTATCATCTACGAATCGGTCAATGCTCAGATCGCCTTTGCTGAACAGCTTGTAGCGCGCCGGACCGAGCACCTCTTTTTGAAATGCTGCAGGTTGCCTTGCCAGCCAGTCACCGTAGCTTGTGTTGCTGCTTACCTGCTCGACACCGTCAGGGCCGACAGATGGACGCGTGCTGCCGGTAATCTCTCGCTGATACTCAGGCTTGAGAACCGGCACGATTGACGACCGGCATCCCCAGTGAGCGGGTGGCTTTGGGCCGTCCAGCGGGTAAATCTTACGGTCACGCGCGCGACATACCGGCGTGGTTCTGCTGTCGAGCGTTGCTATCCAGCGATGCCCCTGCAGGATGTCGTCGTTCTGCTTCAGCGTTTCCGCCCGAGCAGATGAGGCGACATGGTTGGTCATCGTTCTGACCAGCGATCCGACCTGTTCCTCATGCGATACACCTAGCGAGGTCAGGCGTCGGATGATTTGCTTCTGCGTTTCGCCGAGTGATGAACCTATAGCGATTTCACTCAGGATGTCTGCCGTCTTCTTGCTACCGAACTGTGCCAGCGCGCCAGTGATGTCGATAACCTGTCTGCCATGGCCTACAGCAAGCTCTAACGGGTCAGCCAGTACAGCAGCGGCTATCATCTCCGCCGACGGTTCAGCGAGACGCACAGAAGCTTTAACGATTTGGCCGAGCAGCTTGCTGTTGAAGGTGAACTCGTATTGCGCGAATTCTCCCAGGTCCAGCTTCTGCTGCTGTGACAGTTCGCCGTAGATAGCGCTCAGATCGCTCCTGAGCGTTTCTATTTGCCTGTTATAGCGAGCGGTGGCGTACTGACTGAGGCCTTCGTTAACAGCCTCTTTGGCTCGCTTAATCGCCTTGCGGACGAACTTAGCTGCCTTGCCTGCCAGCCCTGACCCAAATCGCTGTACGTAAACCTGATGGCGCGTGGCGGCGTCTATCGTGTAACCGTCTGCGCTCATGGTTATTCCTCAGTGACCTTGGCAGGCTCGTTAGTGACTGCATCGCCTTCAACCGGTGGTTCTTCAGCGCGATCTGAATCAATGTCATCGTCATTGCGATCAGCGTCGATGATTGCTGCCTGGCGAAGATTGGTGCGAAGGTCCGATTTTGCGATAAAGCCCTGCTGCCAGAGCTGGATTTGCGCCAGAATCATCTGCGCATCCATAGTCTCGTCAAAGAACTCCTGATTCAGCCAGAACACGGTATTGGTCATGTCGGCTTTGCCGCTCATGTAGAGCTGAGCATCCAGAATAGCGCGCTTGAGCGCCTCACTGACGTTACCCGCAATCGTACCCAGCACACTGTTATCGCTGCTGTAACGGATGCGTGCGGCTTCTGCTGTCTCGTTCTGCCCTGACTGCTGCACAATGCGCGCACCAATCATCAGCATCTGGTTTTCTTTTTCCTGCATCAGTTTCAGGGCAAGCTGGCTTTCGTTCGCCTGCACAAGCGTTGCCGCGCCAGCCTTCCCGAGGCTGTAGCCACGGGTTGAGCCGATTTGTATCCCGTTAGGGTTCCACTTCTCAAACTCTTCCTGAGTAATATCAGTCGTGAAGAACAGCGTCGGCTGGCTGCTGATGAACCCCGACTCTTCCACGGTGGCGCTGTTGCCGTAGTGAAGCACGTTAACCTCAGCCAGGTCTTCGAGTGGCGCCTTATCAATGCGGGAGTCATTGCTTTCCGCGCCGAAGAAGTAGAACGGAATATGATCGAACGTATTACCGAGGAAATCAGTGGGATAAACGTCTAGCTGCGGCGTTTCATACGGATCGCCTTCATGCCACATACGGTGACGATACACACCATCCTCAAGGGTCAGCGCCCGGAACTGCTTGCGCACATCAAAAGTGAACTCGTCGCCTTCTGTTTTGTTGTAGCACTCTGCGAACACGACCAGCGTCAGCTTGCGCACGCCGTTAATCACATCCTCGCGCCAGTTAATGATGCTCAGCGCTTCGTAGAGATGGATATGAGCAAAACGCCCTGCCGTTTGCGCTCGCGTCGGCCTGGTGCCTTCGGGCGCGTCACTGGTCGGGTAGTCCACGAAGAAGCCACCGCGACCCGTATCGAGGTCTTCACCTACGGCCTCTTTGGAAAGCTGCTCAAGGCTTGTGCCGTCACCGCTGGCATTCTCGATGAGGTATTTAACCGACTCCGGCAAATCCACCTCAGCGGTCTTGCGAAACACTGCGCCAATCAGCCCCTGACGCGTGCGCCCGGTGATGTTGAGGAACATGGCACGCTTCAGCAGTGCTGCGTAGCGTTCCTGGTTCTCTTCACTCTCGTTGGTCGGGTCAGGCATTGGCAGGTAGCGAATGCCCTGGTCTTTAATCGCACGGCTGCCTGCCACGCAGTCTTTGACAAGCTGCCATGACTTTGCGGCATCGCTGTATTCTGCTCTTGCAAATGAATAGTTAGCCATAGTCGCTTATCGTCTGAATGTAATCGGGGCCGCTTTAAGGACGCTGCGTTTCTTCTGCGTCACGGCGAAATAACGGAAGCTGTCAGCCCCGTGTGAGGTATGGTCATGCAGTGGTTTGTCTTTCCAGCAGCCGCGCTTGTCGTCCCATTCCTTGCGGTAGCCTTCCAGCGCGATGATGCCGTCGGCACACTTATGCTCGTCAAAAGCACACTTCGGCAGGATTTCACGCACCTGTTCGATGCCGTCATCAACACCAAGCTTTGGCACGACCTGAAAGGTGATCGTGTATTTCACGCCATCGATTTCGTAACCCTCGCGGGCAAGCTCGCGGCGTGATTTCGCATCAGAGCCGAACTCGCGGTTGTCGATGTCGTGCGGACCCCAGTGAGCAGCATACTCATAGCCTTTATCCTTCAGCACTTTCATGTAGTGTCGGAGGCCTTCACCTGAGTTTTCGTAGTAGTCGATGACGTGATATTCCTCGCCAACAATGCGCACGAACCAGATGGCCGTTGAGTCGCCTACGCCGATATCCCAGAACGTGTGAACAGGAAGATGTGAGTTATCAGGCAGCGTACCAATGCGCTTCTGTTCGTAGAGCTTGCGGAATTGCTTGGCGTAATACGCGCCCTCGACCGACTGCTGAAACGCCTCTGCCGGAATCGACGGATACTCGCGCTTCATGTCATCGCCGAGCGTTTTCTCTTTGGCGTAATACCAGGCTCTCTGGCGCTCGTTCGTCACCACCCCATGCTTTGCCTCAATGTCAGCGAAGTAATCGCTCAGGCGCTGTGGGATTGGCTCTACGGGGTCGATGGCATACAGGGGGTTCTTCCACCATGAGAAGAAGAAAAACTTCCAGTCTAGCTGTGAGAGCTGCTTGCCCTGAATGAGCGCCTTTTCTGCCGACTGGCAGTAATCGAAGAAGTAACCAGCGCGGCCCTCTGCAGTGCTTTCAATCGTCGTGAAACAATCGCCTGATACTGCTTCAAAAGCACCGGTGACAATCTCGCGGGCTTTGTCCGGGAACTTGGCGCATATCTTCCCGAACTCGGAAACATGCAGATAACGAAGCGTACCGCCACGGAAAGACGTGCTGATATAGAGTGAGCCACCCTTGCTGAATACCAGCTCACCCGCTGCATCATTGCTCGCAGGGTTAGCTGCTTTAATCTCATCGGGGAGTCGGTCATAGGCATACTTAATCTTCTCGCGGAAAAGGCGCTTGGCGTCGTTCAGCGTGTGAGCTATCAGAGCGCATTTGGCTGCTTCGAACAAAGCGGCGTCGAGCTGGATAATGCAAACCTCAGTCGTGAAACCTAACTGGCGGGCTTTCAGGATGATGTTGCGGGTATGCATGCCTTCGAAGTATTCGAGCTGCTCAGGCGTCATCTTGAAGCGTACTGGCTTACCTTCTTTGTCGGTTATCCAGTAGAGGTGATTCAGGCGCCAGAGCTTATCCCGCAGAAGCTTGAGATGTTCTGGCTTCATGCTTACCCCTTGGCGAGATCGTCCATCAGGTCGGATAGCGTATCTGTGACAGTGTTTCTGTCTCCGCTGTCGATGTTGTAAGCCTCACGCTCAGCCTTGATGACTTTAATCTGTGCATCAACGCCAGCAGTGATGGAGCGAGCCATAGAGGCGTGGTTATCTTGGGTGATCTCAGCGTCCCGCAGGAAGTCGCGAAGCTTGTTGGTAATGCCTCGCCATGCTGCTAACCCTTCCCGGTGAGCCAGCACGACAGAAGCAGCTTCATCAGATGCTTGGTCAACTATCTGAGCGTCAGTTACCACTCCACTCTGGTAACCATCACTGGTAACAGACTTGGAAACCTTTGCCTTAGTGGCGCTTCGAACTTTGTCGGTAAGATCTCTTTGCCAACCTTCTTTTGCCGCCCGTTTTGTGATTCCAACGTGACTTACGCCGTGCTTTTCAGCTATAGCGCGGATAGACAACAAGCCAGCACGGTAAGCCGACTCGATGGCCTCCCAATCTGGTGTTGCCATAATTAATCCTGTTTGACGATGTGCGGAAGGAAGTGGGTAAACATCCTGTCCAGTAGGTAGCAGTAGGTTTCGTTGGCCTCATCTGTTTTGACAGTGACACCGACATCATTGCAGCAGAAGAACGTTGCGTGAGCGCATTCATGAACCAGCGTTGACAAGCTGTCATCGAACACGCCTAACAGATAAAGATTCTCTCCGGTTTTGTCGTTCAGGAAGTGGCGACACATGCCGCTGGAAAACTCGACTCCCGCAGGAGCAACCTGAATGGCTGCTTCCGCCTGCATCCACTCATCTTTGCTGCGGCACAAGTAGATGTGAGCATTTTGAAATAGAGGGATCGTGAAACCTGGAAGCTTCGGCCATTTCACTTTCGCCATATTGGCTCCAATAAAAAACCGCCCGGAGGCGGCTCAATATTACTCAGTCAATGTTTGCAAGTGTCGTAAAAAGCACACTTTTCCATCATAGCGGAAGTCACAACCCTCCTGCCTACTGCAAGCAAATTCCTTGCTCACACACTCCGGTTCACCAATGCCAGAAACTCTCTCTGACACTGTAGTTATGATAACCGGTACTCCCCGGGCGCGGCAGTCGCATTTTGTTGTCTTCATGGGTAAACCCTCTTGCTTGTGAGGTGTCTATCCTGCTATCACGACGATGATTAGGTGCAAAATTTATTTTGGTAAATCATCATCGGGCGCACTCATAAATGCGCCCTGTGATGAAAGCCGTTGTGAAAGAGGCTCTCGCCGTGCAGATATGCACTCTGCTTAGCTGGCAATGTCCAGAGTCAGCTGAAGCTGCTCTCGCCAGAATTCGACATTAGCTTCAACTACTGGCTTATCCCATCTCCAACGAGCCATCTCTCTGGCTCCGTTACTGGCTTTGGATTTACGGTCATCACGAATCCGACAAGCCTGTTCGAATTTCTGCTGCTCGGTAAGCTCACCACGAAGAAGACTGTCTATGTGCAGGTCGCACCATACGGAGAACTTCGGATCGCACCAGCGCGCGAACGCTACCGAAAGCTTAGGATGAAGCCATGTACCGCCGCCCCTGTCCTTTCGTGCTCTGCTTGTTTTTACATACCCGGAATCACGGGTATGTAGAATTCTTGATGGGGAGCCTGAATAGACTTCATCTAGCGCTCTCACGTACTCCAATGTTTCCGCGTTGGACAGCCAGTGATCTAAGCGCTTCCCGAAGCGAGCAGCGATATCGGTGGCATTAATCCAGCCTTCAGTGTTGAAGCGAACTGCTTCACCCTTGTAGTTCAGTGGGACAATGTTCATGCGGTAGTCCTATAGAAAGTGAGCCTGTCGCACAGAGAAACTCGCCCCAGAGAGGTCCGCACCTATACGGGTTTCTCTCAGGCTCGCTTTCTGTAGGCTCTGGGTTAATGTTGCGCGTGCGAGGCGCATAAAAAAGCCCCGCGAATGCGAGGCTGATGTTGCTCTGTCAGAAGGTGGGAATCTTCTTGGGGTTTGTCATCTCAAACACTGCTCATTGATGTACTGCTGCAGATAACTCACTTGCCCGGTGATGGTGCTGATTCGCTCTCTGAGGGTGAAATAATCCCGTTGAGCGGAGTCGTTAAGTCGGGCGGTGGTTGCATCGCCCACGCTGCCGGCGGAGGCGGGGTGCTTCTCGCATGTTGCGTTGAGCTGCAGCCTGCGCTTGCCAGAATCGACATCCCGACGCAGATCGCTAATGGTGTCTTTCGCATCAGCTAACTCCTTCGTGTATTTAGCGTCGAGCGCTGCAACATCACGCTGGCGCACCTGCATATCGTCAATCGTCTGCTGGCGTTCGGTAGCCAGGCTGTCAGCGGTAACGTATTTTCCGTGGTAATAGCCTGCAATGCGGCAGGCCACTATCAGAATTACAAGCAACACGCCGATAGCCATCGTTCGCCAGCTGAATGGAATGCTTGTCATCATTCACCCGCCGGAGCAGCCTGGATAATTACGGTGCTGGGGTCTTTAGCACCCTTCTGCACCGCGTTCGGATCGATAGCGATAGAGCACTGCTTACTGGTGCGCAGAAACTCGTTTTCTTTCTGTAGCGAGTTAGCACGGGCTTCGGCTGTTGACCGGCGGCGGGTTTCTTCATCCAGAGTGGTAGCCAGGCTATCAAGTCGCTTCGTAATCGGCCCGATGCCCTCCGCAAACTTCATGTTGCGCTCATTCGCCAGAATGAATTGCTCACGCAGGCGGTTGTTGCGCTCCATGAGGTTCACATTGTCGTACCAGAGCTTTCCCACAAAGCCGATGATGACCACTGCAAACAGCGTTGGGATGAATCGGCGATAACGGGCCATTCTTGCTTTACCTGTCATACGAGCACCTGCTCTGCAACCTTAGTGCGCGCGATGCGATCAGGTAGTCCGTTTGTCCCGCCGTTAATCTTGCGGGTCAGTCCGGTTACATCCGAAGCGTCGGCAAAGCGGTTACAGCCGTTAGCCTGCCAGAACCATCCAGCCGATCGCGCGGCATTAGCATCTTCCAGCAACAAGTCAGGACTGGTCAGAAGCGGGAGGTTTAAAGCTTTACCGCACGCTTCGTAATTATCATGGAAGGTCACTTGCTTCAGCCCGCGACCGCGATACTTCCATCCGTCGCCGTTCAGGTTATTACCGTATCGCCCGCCATAAACCAGATTGGCAATAGCTGCCTGACGCTCCTGAGAAAGAGCAGGCTCTCCCGGCTTACGTCCAAGCTGCTCTCGCTGAGCTGCAGTGAGGCGTGCGCCGAAGATGGCGAGCCCGGCGACTGAGTAATTCAGGCTTTCGCTCACTACAGTGAACCCGCCCGACTCAGTTCCGATTTGGGCGATGAAATATGCCTGCCGCTTTGGAGTGTTGATACCAAACTCTTCCATCGCAGCAGCCATGTGCGAATACCATCTGGCTGCCAGCGCATCGCTAATTGCGGCGGCTTTCTTGAACTGGTCTCGGGTTATCATTCTGCAACTCCTGCATCACCCGCTGCTTTTTGCAGGAAACGCTTTTCAAGAGCCTTGATAAGCGATGAGCCAGACCAGCCAGCCATACCGCAGATAGCGCCAGTCACTTCTTGCGGCCACTGCCAGTAGTTGGCGAGCAGCATCATCAGAAGGCCGGCAAAGAGAGAGACAATTACCTGAAGGCACAGGGTTCGCCAGCTGAAGGCCTCCCCGCTTAAAACTTTGTAGGCGTATGCTGCTATTGCACCAAGCAGTGTCATGCCCAGCGCTATCATTGCAGCCAGTACGCCTGGATCTGATTTGTAAGGCATGCGTCGCTTCATCCTATCCCCCAACTGGAGGCTCACTCTGTTTAGGAATTGATGACATTGTGAACAGAACAAGCCGAGTTAAACTTCTCACTGTCACCTGAGAAACTCCCCTCGAGCCTTCCCGCCGCTAAATGCCCGACGCAGCTTTAGTTGATCACAATGAGAACGCCGCGATTGCGGCTATCCGTCGTAGAAAAGAGCGATCCTCCCCACACAGCCAGGGAAATACGATTTGGATTCGGGAGGTCGCCAAACAGAAAAGGGCCGCTTACAGGCGACCCTTTGTAATTTGATGCTCTGACGCAATTGCGATTAGGTGACTGGCACGTCTGCCCAGAGCTGATTATGTCAGGCGGTTAACGCCCGCCCACTACGGCTGTGCTCACCACAACGGCCAAGGGTTATCAGCGTCTCTAAAGCGCTCGAAAGCACCCACCAATAACTCTTGCCGTTGCGCAGAACGTAAAAAAGCCCCGCGGTTGGTGAGACCGTGGGGCTTTCTTGGAATCCACAAGATGTTTTGCAACTGACCGCTCAACGACAACTGCCGCGAGCATACATGAAAGTTACCAGGTCCACGTGACGTTTGCAAGTCACCTCGTGAATATTTTTACGATTTATCGCATTTACGCCGCTTTATCGAATCTTTTAGCTTCCATTTCATGCCTGATAGCGTGAAATACAGAAGCCTCGAGAAGCTCTCTGCACCACTTAACTCTGGTACGACTGTTTTCGATATGAAGGCCAGTAACGCGAGTAAGGTGGAGAGCGATATCTTGCGAGCATTTGCGCTCGCAGTAGTATTTAATTGCTACATGTCGGATCGGGTTGTTCGGTGCAAAGAGACGGCAGATGACAGTTTCAACCAGGTCGGCATCTTCTTGCTCGTTGGCGCGCTCGAGAAGATTGCTGACGGAGTTCTGTGGGTTGATGATTTGCTTTGCCTTGATGAACAGTTCATCGCCGCGGTATCCCTGCTGATGTAAGTTCTCCACTACTTCCATAATCCGCTCTGATTCCCTGTCGTTCCACTCCTTACGAATCATCAGCCGCCCTATCACGCTTACCTTGCCGCTGTCGGGCCCAACGTGGCCGCCGTACTTCTCTCCCCACATATCGAGCAGGCAGCGCACCCATGCAGACTGCAGTGGAGTGATGAGCTTTACAGGGTGGAGGTATCGCTTCTTCAGGTCTGATTTGCGCATTACCTGCGCCAGTTGTGCGAGTGCGTCAGATTGCATGCTTAACCCCCAGTAGTTTGGCTGTGTTGCGGAGTATCCGGTAGTTGATTTCATACATGCCGCGCAGCTTCATCAGCCGTAGCATCTTCCATTTCTTTCTGAGGGATTCACTCATGCTGCTATCTCCATCTGGCGTTTACGCAATTTCTCGTAATGGCGTGCCCGGCGCGTGAAGATGCCCTTCACCCGTTTCAGGTAGTCGATGTCGAATTTGCGAACGGCGTTGTCGTGCTCGATGCGTTCAACCCTTTCAATGCCGTACTTTTTGATGAGGTTGATGCGGTAGGGGATCGGATTGCCTGATAAGTCTCTGTTGCACGGAACGCAACTAGCGTTATTGTTGAAAACGTTGAAGCGGAGCCATGGTGCTGCACCTCGCGACCGGTAATGGCTTGCGTCTACTGCTCCGCCACGAACGCCGTAGTTGAGCTGCCGTCCGCATGAGATGCATGGCTTGCCATAATCCCGCCAGAATATGTACCTGTTAACCGCTGCCTGAGCCTCTCTGTTCCATTCCGGCTTACCCTTGAGTTTCTCCCTTCGCTGCCGCAAATCATCGCGCTGTAAGCGCTCCTGCTTGCGTTTATCACGCGCAGCAAGTTCCTCATCGCGTTTCTTGTTGAACGCAATGGCGCATTTGTAGTTGTGGCAGACTTTCTGGAGAGAACTTCGGGGGATGTATTCGGTAGAGCAGATTGGGCAGGTCTTCGGCTTCGGCTTGATGCCTTTAGCCATCACTTTCTCCTGTCATGTCGAAGTTCGGATCGGCCAGTAGCCACAGGTCGAGGCATGAGCCACAGGCGTAGACTTCGGTATCCAGCAGTTGAGCACCACAGCCAGCGCACACAGAAGCAGATGGCTCGCCAGCGCCAGTAGGCTGACTTAATGGGTTGGTCTCTTTCATGGTCTTCCCACTCCATATCGCATTGGCAGTTTTCGCAGCTAATCGAATAGTGATAGATATCTTCAGAGGTAAGGATGGTGTAGCAACGTTTGCAGCGTTCACGCATTGGATTGCTCCTGCATCATCAGGAAGACAATCATTGCGGCGCGTAGTACGTTTTCATGCTCTACAAGACGAGCGCTAACCAAGCCCTCTCTCGATGGGAATGCTGCTGGAGTTGTCTTTTTAAAGGGAAGAATTGCTATTCCATTTTTGTCGATAATCGGCCCTGCATCAGCCCATGACCTGCAGTAATCACCTATCGCCACAAATCTTGCATTTGGGTTGGCCGCTTCCGACAGCAAAGTCTTGGAAACTGCCTCATTAATTTCAAAATCTGACATTTCGCTGTAATTCATCGGGTAAACCTCATTCTGTTCGCCACAGACTCACGAATCCCCTTCAGGTAATCGAAGGTGGTTATTTGGCTTTCTGAGAGTTTTGGCTTGGGTTTGCGGCGGGGTGATTTGACGTCGTAGATGGCGTGGTTTTCCATTCGCTCAAAGAGAGATTTCTTGCGGCGCATGTCCACCTCTCGCAGCTTTCAGCAACTGGTCAAGTTGATACACCTGACTTTTGCGCTTACAGGTAGTAACCACGTTGCGGCGACTGACCTGCACCTCTGCTTCATAGCGCGTTCCCCAGCGTGGGTATTTGCTGGCGAGTCGATACTCATAACCATTGGTGCCGCGATTCTTCCGGCGATGAGTGATGCCAGCTTTGTAGGCGTGGTGAGTGGTGTGCTCTGTGCATTTGTTGCTGACGCCGAGGCTCGCGAAGTAGATTTTGATTTCGCTGGTCTTGAGTGAGCCTTCTACCGCCAGAAGCTCACGAAGCATTTCGACTCTTGCTGCTAAACCCATTGGTTCTTTCATGCTGCTCTCCCGAAATAATCTCCTGAGTAACGCACCTCACGTAGCTTCACGCCGTTGCCGACAGCCCATGCAGTGGAGTACTCGATTAAACTCGTCATGCGCTTCACGCCCATCTGAGACGTGCTCTCGCGTATGCTGCAAAACTCACCTTCCAGCCCCGGAATCACCTGTCCCGGCCTGCCTGTTGCCATGGCGTGACCTGAGACAAACAGAGATTTCCAGTCGATTAGCTGTAACTTCTGCTGTTGCCACACCGCCTGTGCAGAGACGTCAGCGCACAACGCATGGAACATATCGTTCTGCGGCAGAGTGCGCTTTGAGTCGCTGATGGTGATTTCGATGGGGCGGTGGTCATCGGTAGGGAGGGAGTCGATAAAGTCTTTGAGGTTCTGCCGGATGCGATTATCCCGCAGGTAAAACCGGGTCTTCTCCATCTTGCTGTTCCTTCTTCAGGTCTGCGCGCCATGAGGCCATGTTTCGCTCCAGAATCTCATCGGCGAATGTTTTCGGTTTATTGCTCTTCAGTGAATCGCTGAGTAGCTTCCTGATACCTGCGGACAGACACATAGAGCCAACGTGCTTACTGGCGAACCGGCTGATGTCGCTAGCCAGCTTATCCAGTTCAGCGTCTGATATGACGTGCTCAGGACGTTTGAGGGGGATTACGTTGTTCATGGCTTCCTCTGGTGTTCATCTGTTTCCGGGATTGGGAATTGGCCGACAGGTGAGGCTTCGCAGCGAATGCACCACTTGTTCCACCAAGGCTGTTCTTCGCGGTATCTCTCAGGTGGCTTCTTCATCCCGCAACGGTCGCAGCGATAGTGCGGTTCATGGCTCATGCTTCCTCCTGCCTGCTGCTTAACGCTGCCTGGTATCCATCACGCCAAATCTCCCAGCTGGTTTCGACAACGTTAGGGCTTGGGTAGTCGTCAGGATGCCATCCGGTGTGGTCTTCGAAGCTCTCAGCGAATAGCTCTCTCTGCTGCCGCTCCAGCTCATCTTTGTCGCTCATGACGGGTCTCCATCAGGGATTTAATCAGTTCGATACTCGCGATTAGTAGCGCGGGACCAATCATTACGATGGCCTGCCATGGCTGAAGATGGGAACCGCCGCCGTATTGAGCTATGAAAAACATCAGACTTAACGGAATCCACACTATGGAAATTTTGATGGCTGCCATCATTCTTCCTCTCCTCGCTCGCGTTCCTGCTGCTCCAGTAGCACTTCTGCAATTGCCAGAAGCTCCCTGCCATCCTGCGCACATTGGTCCGAAACGCCGGAATATCGGTATATGACAACATCGCATACAGCGCCTGCATTCATGCTGTACAGCCGGGTGAGGTATTCTTCAATCTCGCCTACTGGTCGCTTAATTACGGGCATGCATCCCGGCTTTCTCATTACGATGAAGACGTCTTCACTATCAGCGCCCTTCTCCCGCTGCTCCAGTACAGGGAGTGCAATCTCTAGGGATTCGCGTGATGCCTGCCATGATTTCCAGCACCACTCTGTTTCGCTGTAACTGTATTTCCCGTCATCTCGCCTTTCCACGTCAGCTAGCTCGAATCCTGGCAGCGAAGTCATCCACTCTTCAAACTGCTCTCTGCACTTCTTAGCGGTTAGCTTGTTCATTTCCCACCTACCGGTATCAAAGCGACCAGCCAGAAGAGCGCCACCAAGGCCACGCTCATGCGAGCAACGTAAGGCCATCCAATCACCTTAAATCCGTTCTGCCACATCACGAAAGACATGACGACGACAACGGCAGGAAACGCTGCTGCCACCGTGACAGTTGCAATAACTGCTTTAAAAATATCCATCAGAATCCACCCTTTTTCTTGCCGCTTTTGTCGGAATGCGAATCACACTCGAATTGTGCCAGTTCGATTTCACCGCCTGACTTACCGCATCCGAAGCAGATGAAGTCGTTGTTCTGTGGGCGCACCACGAATGAAGGGGTGCTTTCGTCGTGAAACGGGCATAACCCGCGATAATTCGCGCCTTGCTTTGTGAGTGAGGTTAATTTCATTGCGCTATCGATGATGGACATTTAAAAACCCTCCACTTTCAGGCCGGATGCATGCGCTGACACGCGGATAAACTGGCGAATAATGTCTTTAGTGACCCAGTTCTTCTCGCTCAGGTGCATAACCCATGAAAGGATTTTTTCGTGCGTGTTACAGTCGCTGATTGCTACGTCATAGTCCCATCCGTTTGGCTCGGGATCTTTGATGATGATGTGCTTACCTTTAACGGTAACGAGCGATGCGATATATCCGCGCTGCTCAATGAATTTCTGAACGTCTAAGTTTCGTAGTGCCATGATTAACCTCCGTAGCGCCAGTCGTTGGCCGGCTGCTCTTTGTTCTTGTTGTCGGAATACTGCTTAGCCGCGGTTTCCTGGTCGATGTTGACGAAGTGACCATTCTTCCAGCCCATGTAGAACGTCTTTGGCTGGCCGGAGCGGTATTTGCCGATGATGATTTCTGCCAGACCTTTAAGGTCGGTGTTGTCGTTGTAGACCTCATCGCGGTACGGGAAGATGATGACGTCTGCGTCCTTTTCGATTGAGCTGGAGCCTGCCAGATCGCCCATGTTTGGCCGCTTGTCACCGCGCCCGTCGACATTGCGGTTGAGCTGCGCCAGAAGCACCACGGGAACTTTGTTGCGCAGGCAGAACTGCTTCAGCTTGCGGGTGACTTCTGCAATCGCGAGGTCTGCACGCTCAGCTTTCGGCATATCGATAAGTGTCAGGTAGTCGATAGCCAGAAAACTCAGGCCGCCGTCCATGTTCATGCGCTCCGCCTGGCTGATGATTTCGTCGATGGTGAACGAGCCGACCAAAGCGTGGTTGTTTTCATCAAGCAGGGTTCCGGTTGCGGTAGTCAGGCGGGTGTAATCCTCCTGAGTCATGCCCAGTGGGTTACGAAGTGTTCCAATAGACAGCCCGCCACGGTCAGCGATGTGGCGTTCCACTACCTGCGTCTCTGACATCTCCATTGAGATAAGCAGCCCTGTTCCCTTTTGCCGGCCGATTGAGTTAGCGATGTTGATAGCCAGCTCTGTCTTGCCCATGCCGGGACGACCAGCGATGATAATCAGGTCGGTGCGGTCGAAGCCGCCATACTCGTTGTCCAGCGCCTCAATGCCAGTCTGAAGATACAAACCAGACTCAGCGCCCCTCATGCGATCTTCCAGCACATTCAGGTAGTCCTGAATCATGTCTCCAATGCGGCGAGGAAGTTTGTCGTTGGTTTCCAGCTGGAGCTTTGAGGCAAGGCGCGCAGCTTCGGCAATGCTTTCGTTCAGGTTATGCGGTGTAGCGCTGGCAAGCAGCTGTGCGGCCCTTGTCAGCTCTTCAGCGCCTTTACGAAGCATCCAGCACTGCCGAACCTTCTTCGCCCATGCCTTGATGTTCGCGGCGGACTTACAGGCTGTTGCGATGCTCAGAACGTAATCACGGCTTTCTGCCGGGATCGAGTCGCGGACAGTGAACGGGTCGATTGGCTCAGCTTTGTCCAGCAGGGTGACGATTGCCTGATACATGCCGCGCAGGTGATGGTTTGCAAACGCTTCAACAGGCAGCTTGCTGGCGATATCGCGAGAATCGATGTGATCTCCCTTGATGAGCATTGCGCCGATAAGCTGCTCTTCGTAGTCGAGGCTTTCCATGTCATTCCTCCTGGCTGATGATTTTGTCGATGCGCTCCTGGCGAAGAGCTGTTTCGATGCCGTATTTCTTTCCTGCTGGATTGTCACCACAGGCGTAGGCGGATGGTGTATAGCCAAACTCGATATAGCCGTTGATGAACGTGTCGATTTGCTGGGCAGGACGACCAGTTTCTTTGCAGTGCTTCAGGTGAGAGTCGTACAGCCGTTTAACGCCTTTCTCGGTAGTGGCGCTGATGCTGATGATTCTTGGTAGGCCGTGCTTTTCAGCTTTGCGGTTCCATGTAGCCTTGAAGCGTTCCCGGTCGAATTCAAATTTCTCAGCCGGTTTTCGCTTTTGCTTTTCAGGCTTAACAAGCGAGTCCCCTTCAGGGGATTTAGGGGTATTATTTATTTCTTGTTCTAATAACTTCTTACTCTGTTCGACCTCATTTGTTACCTGCTTTGTTACCTCAACAAGCCCTGAAGCCGCACTGTGACTGGGTTTGTTTGTTACCTGATTGGTTACTTCCTTTGTTACCTCAAAATCACCCTGATAATCAGCATAATTTATGACCGTAATCACTGTTCCGTGGCGGTTTCCAGAGAAGGTGATCATCTTTTCTTTGGTGAAGAATTCGAGCATGTCACGCACCTGCTTTGGTGACTTCTCATTGCCCTGCGAGTCCTTCAGTTTTCTCGCAAGGTAAGGGACTTTGGTGACGAGTTGGCCGGGCTGTAAATCCCATGACACGCCATCAAATTCAACCGTTCTCGGCTTCCACTGAGCCAATCCGATGATCCGAACCCACAATGCAAACTTGGCTGTGTCGCTGGCCCAATCCTTGGACAGAAGGCTCCTGAACAGGGCAAAGTGCCCCTGCTTTTGGTTTTCCATCCGTGAACTCCTGCGCTCATGTGCAGCGCTGAAATCGTATAATCTGGCGGTTGTCATTTGCCCTTCCCCTTCGCTTTAGCCTCTTCCAGAATGTGCTTCAGTTTCTCCGCGACAGTCGGGTTGAAGCCTTTGCAGAACTCGATGCGGGCAAGGTTTTTGCGCATATCTGCCTGGTAAACTGTGTGTTTCTTTGGCATAATAACTCCATTGAATTTGTTCAGAATTCGATAGTGATTTGAGAGGCCTCAACTGTTCGCGCAGTTGGGGCTTTTTGCTTTTGAGGCATCACAGCTTCTACAGCCTGTCTTGCCACTTCCCTGATTAAGCTCGTCTCCCATACCTTCTCCAGAAGAACGAATGTCACGGCCATGTCGTGGATGTTTAACCGGCTAACTTTCGAGTCAGCCCATCCGGCCATCTTCGCGAAATTTCCCTGCCCCATAGTTACCAGGCGGGATCGCAATTCGCTTTCTACCTCGCGAATCCTTTTGCTGTGTTTTGCTGTGTCCATCTTGGATAATTCCTTTGTTGGTTAAGTGTTTAGACGTGACAAAGCCGCAGCTATTGCCACGAACAATTTGTTGTTTCGTTTGAGTTAGTCGCCACGTTCTCGGTGGCTTCCGTAGGACTTCATGTCCGTTGTAAAAAGAGCGGTGTTGCTTAAGCGGCTCGAGAGCCGCGTTTCTTGCCGTACTGTAACCAGAGCGGGTCGCACTGGAGGGCTGCGGCAAGTTCAAACAAGAAGCGCGGGCGTTGTGTGGAACCTGCTTCAATTTGCTGTATTGATTGCTGCTTCATTCCAGCTTTCTCAGCTAATTGCGCCTGTGTCAGATTTAACTCCATGCGCTTCTGTTTGAGGCGTTGAGAAATTGTGTCCATTACTCACCTCCACAGTTTTATCTGTATTGTCTAACAGTTACTTCTGTTTGTCAAATACAGCTTTAACTGTGAGGATGTAAGGAAATGGAGAGGATGCTATGAGCCTTGCAGAACGAGTAAAGCAAAGAAGGGCCGAGTTGGGCCTAACTCAGGCTGAAGCCGCAGAAAGGGCTGGTATCAGGCAGCAGTCTTGGGCGAGTATTGAGGAAGGTAAAACATTAAAGCCGCGCAACATTGTGGGTATTGCTGAATCTCTTAGCTGTGATCCGTCATGGCTAGTTAATGGTGGTAACTTCCAGCCTGTTAGCGAGGTGAACACAAGGAGGATTCCATTGATCAGCTATGTACAAGCTGGAGAGATGGCTACTAAAGGCCCTATAGAAGCGCTTGATGGCTCGTGTGAGTACGTCATGACTGATATGGACTGGTCGCAATATACCTTTGCATTAAAGATTATAGGCGACTCTATGGAGCCTGATTTTAAGGCTGGCGATGTCATTATCGTCGATCCGGAAATAGAGCCTGCACCTGGAGAATTTGTTGTTGCGAAGAACGGCGAGCATGAAGCCACCTTTAAAAAGTACCGCCCAACTACTCTTGCAGAAGATGGCAGACAGCACTTTGAATTACTCCCCCTGAATGATGATTACCCAGTAATGCGCAGCATTGAAAAGCGCATCCAGATCATCGGTACCATGGTTGAGCACCGCATTTACCGCCGCAAAAGATAGCATACGCATTATCGGCAAGGTGGTTAAGGCACAGTGGCCTGAAGAGACGTTTGGGTGAGATGAGGTCGCAGAGATGCGGCCTTTTTTTATGCACCAACAAATGCATGCATACCCATAAATAAATGCTTGCATAAACCATAAATCCTGATTATCTTGCAAGCACATTCCACAGCAAGAGTGCTTACATATGTCAGAAGAAAAAAAAGAACCAAAAGGAAAGGCCAAGGGCGGTATGGCTAGGGCTAAGTCTCTAACCAAAGAGCAGCGTTCGGAAATTGCAAAAAAGGCTGCGGCTAAGAGGTGGGAAGGAAAGCCACTTAAAGCTATCAGAAAGGGAAATTTTATTGAAGATTTTGGGATCGATGCCGAGTGTTATGTTCTGGACGATAATGAAAAGACTGTCGTTGTAAGTAAGACCGGACTTGCAAAGCTCCTTGGTATAGGCGAGCACGGAAGAGATGTGGACAGGTTTTTGAACACAAATTACATGGCTGATTATGTCGATCCATTATTGCTGGCTAAATTCCAAAAACCTCTTATTTTTCAATGGAGGAGTCCAGTCCCTACTTCTGCACCAAATCCGCTGTCTGATGAGGCCCATGGTTATGATATTGCTCTCATTGGCGATATTGCGACAGCGATGATTAATGCAGACAGAGCTGGTGCCCTTCCAGCTTCTAGGAGCAAATCAGCAAACCTTGCTCAGAGGCTCGTAACTGCTTCGATGAAAGCTGGCCTTAAGGGGCTAGGCTATGCCATTGCGGGATATCGACCAGAAGTTCAAGAGGTAATTGACTCCTTTAAGGCATTTGTAAGAGAAGAGGCCAGGCAATATGAAAGAGAGTTTCCTGATGAGCTATATGAAGCTTGGTATAGGATTTATCAATTAAATAAACCTGACCGTGGACGGCCTTTCCTATTTAGCAAGCTTACAAATGAACAGATTTACATGCCTCTCGCTCGTAGCCACGGGGTCATTCTTGACCTTGCCAAGAAGAACAAGGATGAATCCGGCAAATCGGGGCTAAAGATTCATCAGTTTCTGTCTGAAGTTGGAGTAAAAGCGCTTAAGCAGCAGATAGGTAAAGTACTGGCTGTATCGGAGCTCTTTGAAGAAAGAGACACCTACGAGTCAGCCCTGGCTAAAGTAAACAAGTAATTTACATCAACCCGGCCACAGCGCCGGGTTTTTTATTGCGCCGATCCCCATATGACCGCCACCCTATCTCGTTGATATACCAGTAGAAGATCTCAATACCTTCAGTTTTGCCCGCCACACCGATCCCTATGGTTAACGATGTCATTAATGGTAAACGGTTTACCAATGGTGAACTCGTTGCCACTCCTGCACCCGCCACCGCACCGGGTTTTTCATGCCCACCCCTAAAGCTATCTCCTGCCGTGCCGATAACACTAATGTCCAGAGAGACACGGCCTCAGGGCCGGAACAAGCTGATTGTCCGCATCACTCTTGCCCGCCGTGTGCGGGCTTTTTTTGCCGCTTACGCTTGCAGGTAAAAAAATATCGGCCAATAATGAAAGTGAAATATATCCATCACTTTGCTTGTTGCTCGACAAGTTACCGCCAGCGCTGGTCTGGCGGTTTTTTTTGCCCGCAATCCTGACCTGCACCGTCAGTGCGTCGTCGACAGCAGAGCCAGCGCCATCTGCACTACTATGTCATCTGCTTTATCAGCATAAAGACCTGTTATCTTCTCCTTTATTGCCAGATTAGTTATCGCCCGCCCCTCCCTCAGCAGCTCCATAGTCCCCCTACCAAGAACCTCTCCCACCTCAGGCATCATCTTCCTGTGCAAGTCAGCCACATCTTTGTTTCTCATGCCACCAACCTCCTCCTGTTAAGCCATGAAATCGTAGCACTGAGTCCAGCTTTGTGCGGGATTTTTGCGGCTGTAGAAAATTTATTTCCGTTTAAATACATATATATATGTATTTTCATATCAATTTTACAGTTTTATCTGTTGACGGTAATACAGTTTTATCTGTATCTTTAATCCATCAGCAGGACGCTGGCGCAGTACGAAACGGATAACAGCTCTTTGTAACAACGAGCGGGAAGCTCTACGGAAGGTGCCGAGAACGTACCGAACTCAAACAGTGGTTACTGAGTGCATTGTTGCGACAGTGCAGCCAGTAACTAACCGGAGGATTTATGGCGAACATCGTCTATGGCAAATCACTTAACCCTGTTGGAAAAGATAACGCGAAGTCACGTCGCAACGCTCGCCGGGCTGAAGAGGCTATTAAGGCGCGTGAGATTGAAGCGATTCTGGCGAGCGCATTTAGTCAGGAAGCGCCGCAGCGTCGCGTGGAACTGAGCCGCGCTGAGATTGCCTGCAAACGGCCGGCAGCTGACCGCGTAGTCAAGGCAGTAGAAACAGAGACGGAGTATCACAAGCAGATTATGGCGGGTGCGGCGGCATACGTTGAGCACCGCATCAGTACCAAATACCAGAAGGTCAGCAACGAAGCTGGTCGTCAGATTCACGCAGTGCAGAAGTTTAAAGGCCGAAGCATCCCGCTTATCTAGAGGTGAAAATGCTGACTCAGAACAGATTGAAAGAGCTGCTTCATTATGACCCGGAAACAGGTGTTTTCACGTGGATTGTTAAGCGAAGGGGGCCAGTTAAGCCTGGTGACGTTGCTGGTTATACGAACCAATATGGTTATTCAGAAATTAACGTCGATTGTAATACCTACAAAGCCCATCGACTGGCGTTTCTATATATGACGGGAAGCATTCCTGATGTAGTTGATCACATCAACGGCAACACTGGTGACAACACCTTCCGTAATCTGAGGGCAGCGACACAAGCACAGAATGCGCGCAACAGTCGTGGGCACAAAGACAGCAAGCTCGGCATCAAAGGCGTTTATCAAATGCGGAGCGGCAAATACAAATCAACAATTTGCGTTGATGGCAGGCAAATACATATCGGCGTTTTCTCTTCTCTTGATAGTGCAATTGAAGCAAGAGAAGCGGCATCTAAAAAGCACCACGGCGATTTCGCCCGCATCGGCAAATCGATTCCACTTATCTAGCAGAGAGGTATTTTATGAATGATTTATGCGTATCGGCTACACAGCCTGTAGACAACAAACGGGCTGGAGAGAGTCACACGTCAAGGGCGCTAAAGAAAAGGTCAGACTCTAGGTCCAATAAAAAAGGACAATTTTCACTTTTTCAGATCAACACAGCAGCTGAGGAAGCAATACTTGCAATCAGTGAAAGCCTGTCAGAAGCAAATGATGAGATTTTCAATAAGGCTACAAATGAAAATATCAAAACAGTACTCAAACAGGCTTTGTCAATGATTACCTGACAAATCCGATATTTACATTAGTTGCGGGCGGAGGAGTTTCATCGTCAAAAAACTTTTCAGCCATTTCCCTGCATTCCGGTAGGTGTTTTTTTATTAGCGTGAGAAGGGTGTATGCGCTGTTATCACCTGCTTCTTTCGTTGCAAGAGCCAGCGCCAGATCGTAAGCAACAGAATCAACTGTTCGCCCATAAATGAATATCTTATCCGACATTTTAACTTCCTTTTTTGACTGTGGAATGACCAGTCTAAACATTTCCCATGACTGTGGAAAGCGGGGAAACCACGCGCCGGGCGTGGCTAAAAATCCCGGCAATCACATTAACAGGCTGCCTAACCCGCAGCCTTTTTACTGGAGCCCACAATGAGCAACACAGACTGGATTATCTGCTGGATAGTCACCGGGGCGCTTATGGTGGCGGGTTATTTAGGAGGGTGAATGAGTAAAGACACAGGCGGGCCTGCATTTCCTTTCGCGGTTAAAGGCGGGAATGAGCCAGTCAAGGGCCATGCGGTTTTTGGAGATATACCAAAAGATTTAACCACCTACTACGCAGGGCTGTCAGTCAGGGACTACTTCGCAGCAAAAATGATGCACGCAGTTATCGGGTCTCTTAATGGCTCGGTTACTGGTGAAGAGAAGCCTGGCGATTTCGATTACTACGCTGAATGCGCATACAAAATGGCCGACGCAATGCTCCGCGCCCGGGGCCAGTAACCACTACAGGAGAAAGAGGATGAGTAAGTATTTTGCATACGACCCAGAATGCGGCTTTGAGCTCTTTGAAACTGCCGGAGAAGCTGAATCACACGCTCAAGATGCTATCGATCAGTTTCGAGAAGAGGCCGCTGAAGGCTGGCCTGAATCAGTTGAGGGAGTTTGCTGGGGCGAACTGAAACAGCATGCAGTTGAGAGAACTTTTAATGCTGGGGACGAGGAGGATATTGATAAAGTGTTCTCGGATTACAGCCTGGAAGATATCGAGTAACACCGCAGAGGCGATTCACTGAGTCGCTTCGACGCTGTTACGCACAGCAGGTTTGATAAATCCTTACAACCAGACAGTAGTACTCCCATGGGCGCCGCAATGGCGCCCTTCTTTTTGACACCACCATAAACGAATTAAGGAACCCACGATGAACTATGCCATCGCGGGCGGTGCCGTCGTGGGCTCCGCTCAGTTTGATGAATCACTGTTAGACGTTATCACTCGCCGCCTCCGCACTGGCTGGCGTTCCCTTGTTGACACGCTGAATCAGAGAGGAAATCCCTAATGAACATTCTCCCCGTGAACGGAACCGTGCTGGTTCAGCAGCCCTGTGAGCGCCTCGGAAAGCTCTACGAAGCATCCTTCCCCGACAATAAAGCCGGAATGCACGAAGCATACGTTTGGGCAGCGGAAATCGCTCTCGGGTTCCATGAGAGCCAGAACGAAGACTGGGCTAACTGGAGTAAACGCAATGCAGCATGACGAAGAAGATTTCATCGCCCTGATGATGGGCATGTTGGGTCCGCTGGGCGACCAGCAGGCTTACGAGCAAGCCGCAATGGAAGCGATTGCTGATTACCGTACGGAGCAACAGGCAGCGCAGATGGGGATGACATATGAGTAAGGAATTCTACACCAAGCTGGCCGAGATACAGCGCACGCTGAATGCCCCAAAGAACCAGACCAATACGTTCGGTAAATACAAATATCGAAGCTGCGAAGACATTCTGGAGGCAGTAAAGCCGCTGCTTAGCGGGCTGTTCCTTTCCATCTCAGATGAAATCGTCCTGATTGGCGATCGCTACTATGTCAGGGCTACGGCATCGATTACAGATGGCGAGACCACGCACAGCGCTACCGCAATGGCCCGTGAAGCAGCTGACAAGAAAGGCATGGATGATGCGCAGGTTACCGGCGCAACCAGCTCCTACGCCCGCAAATACTGCCTTAACGGCCTGTTTGGCATTGACGACGCGAAAGATGCAGACACGGACGAGCACAAGCATCAGCAGAACAGCGCGAAGCAGCCAGCGCAGCAGAAACCAGCACCGACACCTGAAGCTGTCCTGAAGGCTTTCACCGAAGCAGCACACACCAAATCAACCCTACCTGAGCTAAAAACTGCTTTCGCTAAAGCCTGGCAAATGCTGGATGGCACGCCAGAGCAGGCCAAAGCTCATGAAGTCTATGAACTCAGGAAAACCGATCTTGAAGGAGCCACAGCCTAATGCCAATCAACGTGATCACCATCGCAGGCAACGTCGGGAAAGACGCTGTCCTGCGAGTTACCCCTAACGGTAAGCATATCGCCACTTTCTCTCTTCCGGCCAAATCAGGCTTCGGCGATAACGAGAAAACATCCTGGCTGCAATGCAAGATGTTCGGCGCGATGGCTGAAAAGCTGTCGGCCTCCATCCTGAAAGGCGCAAAGGTCACAGTGACCGGCGAGTTTATCATCGAGGAGTGGGATAAGAACGACGGCAGCAAAGCGTCAATCCCGACAATTCTCGTTCGGGATATCGACCTGCCTCCAAAGCAGAACGGCCAGCAACAGAATCGGCCGCAGCAGCAGCGTGGTCAATCTACCGAACCTGATTACGATCCCGATATCCCCTTCTGATTTAACCCTCCACTAAGGCACCTGTATGGACTTAACACCGCTTGAATCGGCGCATTACGCACGCCTGTCAGAAATGCAGCAGGAGCGCTTTCTGTGGCGTACAGAGCAGATGACGCCGCAGCAGAGGAAATGTCAGCAGGTTGCCTTATCAGCTGTAGCTGCAATGGAAGCGGCCAGGCGGGGAGAGGAACACAAGCGCAGGTTAACGCCAGAAAGGAAATGGCAACTCATGGAAGAGAACCGGCTGAGGAAGGTGGCGCTGGAGACGTCAGTGCGCCCTCCTCTTCCCCGAATCATCGTCACAACACCTCAGGCGTTCTGGCTCGATTACAAGACGGTCCGACTTGGTTTTGGTGGGGCTATCAGGCAGGAGTAACCATGAATACAGCAAAGAAATTAGAAGTCTTCAGGGCAGACCCTCGCTGCTATGAAAATAACGTCATGAACCTTGTTACCGTTTCGGGAGGAAAGGACAGCCTGGCGCAGTGGCTGCTGGCGATCGAGTCAGGCGTAGAGTTCGAGGCTGCGTTCGCTGACACGGGGCATGAGCACGCGCAGACAATGGAATATCTCGATTATCTGGAATCGAAGCTGGGCCCGCTACGACGCGTCAAAGCTGATTTCACACGACAGATTGAAGGCAAGCGACAGTTTGTGGCGGATAAATGGCCGGCATCACTGGAGAAGCTCGGGTTTAGCGCTGAAGAGTCAGAGAAGACCATCCAGCGCGCACTGCGGGCATTAAAGCCATCTGGCAACCCGTTCCTAGACATGTGCATATGGAAAGGCACCTTCCCTTCAACAATGCGTAAATTCTGCACCTTCGAGCTGAAGCAAATACCGATGGACCAGCAGGTAGTTCAGCCAATTATCACCTCAGGGAAAAAAGTCGTGAGCTGGCAGGGTGTCCGGGCACAGGAGTCACCCAAGCGCGCCCTGCTTGCTGAATGGGAGGAAGGGTTCGATATCGGCCCAAGCCTCGCCCTATACCGACCAATTTTAAAATGGACGCATGATGACGTTTTTGCCCTTGCTCGGCGCCACGGGATTAAGCCTAACCCGCTGTATCAGCAAGGATGCAGCCGTGTCGGATGTATGCCATGCGTCAACGTAAACAAGGCAGAACTGGCTGAGATATTCACCCGCTGGCCGGAGGAAATAAGCCGAGTTGCTGAGTGGGAGCGCATCGTAGCTCAGTGCTCAAAGCGAGGTAATGCGGCGTTCTTCCCGTCAACGCTCGATCCGATGAGGGCTGAAGGTGATGGCACCAAAGTAAGCCTTGAATCTCACGGCATCGAGACATACCGGGACTGGGCGCTTACCACACGCGGCGGCCGACAGTTCGACATGCTGGGCGCAATGGATGACAAGAACGTCTGCAGCAGCGTTTACCTGGGCGTGTGTGAATGACTATTTCGCCGCTCAGCGGCTCAGGAGATAAAGATGAGTGAAGGTTTAACCATGAATCAGCTAGCTGAAAGAAACGCGACACTGATAACTGAGAATGCAGACCTACAGCAAAAGCTGGATGCGCTGTCAGAGTTCCGCTCAATGATTTTTGGTGCCTTAGGTGTGCATGATTCACACGAGGATTTCGTTGCCAGGGTGAACATTGAAAACTCCCTGCGTCGAGCAAACTGCCTTTCTGCTATCGAACGCCACTTCACTTTCGAGGTTGAAGATGAAGAGTATGAAGGCGAAATGATGGAGCAGTGCCCGCTTAACTGGGGCCAGGAGCCAGAAGCTTACATCGAAACCTTTAAAAGCGTCCTCAACTCTGTGCGGGCGGAGGGTGTGGAGATGTTTGGCAATAGCGCCCTGTGCTCGGAAGAAATGAGCCATGCCGTAAATGAGTTTGCCGCCCAACTCCGCGCCGGACAGGAGGCCAAATGATGCAATTTACGGAAGAGCAGAAAGTGGCGCTGATTGAATTTAACCGCGCCATTATTACGCAGCATGAATCCTATGCTGTGCCGGAATCAAGCTGGCCGGATGAGGTTCGCCTGCTGGTTTCGTCAGCACGCATAGCGCTCGCGGCGCTAACGGCGGAGCCTGTTGCCTACATCATACAAGACGCATCAGATAGGGCGGTTAATGGCAAAGGGAGGTTATCATGGCATTCAGCTGGAGCTTATTCTCCAGAGGATATCAATGAGTATGAAGTATCCTCTGAGCCACTATACACCACGCCGCCCGCCCCGGCGCTACGGCTGCCGGATGAATGGACATTGGCGGATGCTGAGAAATTTATTAGCGATATGACCCCACCGACCGAGGAAGAGGCAGCGTTGTTTGCGCGAAACGGATTGCTCGACGAGATTGAGCGCCTGAACGCCACCGCGCCGCAGCCGGTGAAGCTACCTGATGTCGAAAAGTGGCGCTCGCCTGAGGCCGTACGGGCGCAGAATGCGTACAGGGTTTTGGTTAAAAAGCAGCTAGCCGACGCTGGCTACCAGGTGGAGGAGTGATTATGGCTAAGTCCTTTGAAGAGGCATTTGCAGACCTGCGCGCTGCGGTGGAATTCAACAGGAAAGTTATTGCAGATAACCCTGCCGTAGAAACAGGGGCGTGGAAAGATGCATTCCAGTGGGTAATGAATGCGGCGCATCATCTGGTTGACGCCAGCGCCCCGCAATCAGTGCCTGCAGGCTGGCAGCTCGTGCCCGTTGAGCCGACAGAAGAGATGCTTTGCGCAGCCCTTAAATTTCCCGCACAGACACGAAAACAGTATGCGGCCATGTTGGCAGCAGCGCCTAAACCCTCCACCAATTGACCCATTCCCCGCCCTGATATACTGTTTATGCAAACAGTGTTAAGGCGGATATATGCGCACATTCATAAGCGGAGTCGCGTTCTATATGCTCGATGAAGGCGAGCGGCTGACTAGGGCTCAGGTCTACAGCAATCAGCACACATGCGGCTATGTCATCTGGCCGCGTGACGGCAAATGGGACGTGCGTAAGATGGGCTTACGGGGCTGGGAGAAGATAAGCGACAAGTTATTCGACACGGAAAACGAGGCGCTTGTGTTCGCTTATGACAAGTATTGCGCTGAAGAAGAGATTAAGAGCCGGGCATGGCGTCGGTAGCGGTATACTCACGGAAGGAGGAAAACAAAATGTCAAAAACAGAAATCTTTGCAGCAGTCAGAAAGGCCCTGGCAGAAGCTCCACAGGGGCAGCGTTCTCAGGTGATGCACCTGCAGATGATTAAATATGCTATCCAGTTAGGTGATACTGACGGCGCAGAGTTTTGCCGTGAGGTGGGACTTAAGGAGTCGTTCAAGTCTGAATTAGCCAAAATGCGCAAAATCACGAGCCATCTAATTTCTGCTGGGCTGGATACTTCAAAAATCTGAGGCTCGCATGTCACACAATATCGCAGCACGCAGCAAAGAAGAACGCGACCGGATGAACGTCGATTTAGCGGCGTCAGGCGTTGCTTATAAAGAGCGCATGAATATGCCGGTAGTGGCGTATGAAGTGGAGATGCAGCAGCCGGATGCGCTTCGGGAATACTTTCAGGAGCGGTTGAGGTTCTACAGGGAAGAGTCGAATAAATACCCGCGGGGTACGGATCCGGTTTATCAGAAAGAGGAAGGGAAATGAGCAAAGTCATTTTGCAGGTGCACTACAAGGACTCTGGATTAACGACCGATGAGGAATTCAAAAGCATCCCTCGCGTCGATGAAATCATCACCAAAGTAAGCGATGGGATTGCGACAAAGTATCGCGTGGAAAGCCGCATAGGTACTGGTCATGGCGAAGACGCGTCAGAACCGGTATCAATAACCGTTTCGCGAATTGATTAGCAGAAAATCCACCTTCAACTAAGCCGCCCAATGAGGCGGTTTTTTATTGCCTTTAATCCGGAGATAACCATGAATTTTCCAGATATTGCAGATGAAGCAGCAGAACGAGAGCAGCAGCTGATAGCACTGGCGCTGGCGAACAGGCCAAAGCCGCAGATGGTATACACAGGAGAATGCCACTGGTGCGAAGAGCCAATCAGCAAGGGACACTATTGCGATGCAAGTTGTCGAGAAGACCATGAAAAGTTTATCAGGGCGCAGAGCCAGAGGAGCGTAGCATGAGCGTCTCATTGATAGATAAACGTCGCGCCGGCCAGCGCATCAGCGGCATAGATTTGCCGAATGGAACATGGTTTAAGGTGCTCGCCATCCCCGGCATGGAAAAGCTGGTTGATACGCAGTTCTCTAACGACCCGCTGAACGTAACGCCCGCTAAGGCTAAAAAGATGGCTGACCTTTTGGAGCCGTGGTCGCCACCGGACGGATGGTGTAACGGCAACGACAGGGAGTGGCATGCCAGAATAAAATCTTACCTCATCGAGTTTTTCCGCAACTGTAACGGCTTCCGCAGCCAGTAACTCCACCCACCCTATTCACTATCGCGCTCTGCGTGAGGAGTTGTTATGTCTGAATATAAGTGCTGTCGCTGCAAAGCCGAGCTTGATGGCTACAGTGCATATGAATATCGCGGCTTCGTGGCATGTAAAGACCACTTCTATGAGGTGATTCAACTTGTCGATGCGAAGCGCGCCGACCTCATTGAGCGTGAAGCGTCACGCCTGAAGCCGCTGGCCGGGCTAGATATCCATCCAGACTCACCTATTGGGCAGACTAATCGCCGGATATTAGGAGGCGTTATCGAGGCCGTAGCCAAGGAGCACCCAATCGAAGCGGAATACCGTAAAGGCATTCTGTGAACACCATCAGCGACATCACACAAGGCGAGTTCACTCTGTGGCTCGTCTTTTTTATTGCCCTTTTTGTGGCCTGGAACTGGCCGTATAAGGAGTAGGTATGGAATTGCGTGACGACACACTCGTTGACCTGAAATTCATCATGGCCGATACTGGTTTCGGCAAGACCTTCATTTATGACCGTGTGAAAGACGGCACACTCTGCAAGCCCATCAAAATCAGCGGGCGCTCTCGCTGGAAATATCGCGATCACATCGAGTTCAAAAACAAGCTCATCTCCGGCTGTAATGGGTAAATATCTGGGTAAATTATTTGCCGATACAAAGAAACTCTTTATGGAGCAACCCCTTAGGCGCTGAGTTAGATGTCTGCAGGGGACGCCATTCTGATCAGCATATAGCGGTTAAGCAGCTGGTCAAAATGCCTGTCTGTCTCCACCCGTAACGTTTCGGGCAGCGGTTTTCCAGCCTCCGCCTGGCTTAGCTGATAGAGCTGTTCTTCCACCGGCACCGCACGTGCAAAATTCTGTGTGATAGCAAATACCATCGTTTTTAGCTCTGAACCCGTCAGGTATTTCCCCTTGCGCAGATCCAGCGCATTCAGCTGACGGGTCATTTCCTGTAAACCTTCCATACCCTGATGCCAGCCTGTCAACGCCTCAGATGGCAGCGCATTACCTGCGATATGCTGCTGCCACTGCGCTTTTAAGCGTTCAGACAGGTCGGGGGCCGCTTTTGCCGACAGGATAAAACCGTACTGCTGACGCCACAGCGGCGAGAGCTGCGCCAGCTGTTTCAGCGACGCCTGATCCGCCTTTACCGGTAGCGGGCCGTTGTCTGGCGGGATTAACTGTTGCCAGCCCCACACACCAGCCGCGCCCAACGTCAGCATGGTCAGCATGCCGGCAGCGAAGCTTTTCCAGGAACGCCCATTTGGCGCAGCCGATTTATCACGCACAACGTAGACCAGCGAACTGGCAGGCGGCGCGACAGGCGATGAGGGTAACGCCTGCTCGACATTAAGACGGCTACTGGCTTCTGCTTTTTCATTTTCAAGCCGTCTGGCAGCCTGATGCAGAAAAGCAGCCAGTTCCCCTGGCTGGCTGGCAATGTTCAACGTCAGACGTTGCAGAAGATGGTACAGCGCATTCAGGTGCCGCTCAGCCTGAAAGATCTGGGGCAACTCGCTCTGTTGCAGCGTCAGGGTACGCAGCAGCGCCTGCAAACGAGGAAAAAAAGCGGCGAAGATTTTTGCGCGGGCCTGCTCCGACGGCGGCCACATTGCATCCCACCTGTAGCTCAACAGCGCCTCCAGAATCGCCAGTCCCTCATTGAGTCCATACAGTCCGGACAGATGGCTGCGCGCCAGCGTATACCAGACCGCCGTTTGAAGTTCGACGCCGTTCTGACGGAACAGCGACAGGCTTAGCTGTTCCGCGCGCCGCCAGTTGACATCCGGACGCGCCGGATGCGAGAGCTTCGCCAGTTCATCGTGCAGCGCAGCATAGTCTGCCAGCGCGCGCGGATCGCCACCCGTTTCAAGTTGTTCAGGGTTATTCACGTGTGATTTCCATTGATTATTCAAAAAGGAAAGGAAGAAACGCTATATCCATGAGGCAACCGGTTTTTGGTTATCCTGAAAATAGCCGCCTCATCGAAAACGCATTCTGATCCGGAAAACGCCGTCTGCCATACCGGCAGCCCAGCGCATAAGCAGGCGATGCTGCGGTATTACTTTTCCTCGCGGCTTTTAGAGGCTTGCGACCTGGCCAAATTCCAGCACGATGCCCTCTTCCTCGCTCCATCCCAGCGTTAGCGCCTGCGGTTTCTGTTTCGCCGCCATCTGGATAAGCAGCTGCTGGCTCAAGACCGGCAAGATTTGCTGGTTCATCAGGCTGTCTACGTTGCGTGCGCCCGTATCCGGCAGCAGGCAGGCATGCGTCAGCGCGTCGTACAGGCTCTCTTCAATACGGGTGCTTAAACCGTAATGGCGGCTTAAACGTTTACTCACCTGCGAAAGTTTCATTTCTACGATGGCGCGCATCGCCGTCGCGGCCAGCGGGCGATAGATCACCGTCTGGAAACGCGCCAGCAGCGCTGGCTGGAAATGGTCGCGCAGAACCGGGCGCAGCAGTTCATGCAGCTCGCCTTCGGTCGCTTCAGGTTGCTCCTCCAGCAGCTGCATCAGGCGATCGCTGCCAAGGTTGGAGGTCATCAGAATGACGGTATTGCGGAAATCGATCTCACGGCCTTCGCCGTCGCGCATAACACCGCGATCAAACACCTGATAAAAGAGGTTCATCACATCGCGGTGCGCTTTTTCCACTTCATCGAGCAGCACAATACTGTAAGGCCGCTTGCGTACTGCTTCAGTCAGAATGCCGCCCTGACCGTAGCCGACATAGCCCGGCGGCGACCCTTTTAGCTGTGATACGGTGTGCGGCTCCTGATATTCCGACAGGTTGATGGTAATAAGAGATTTTTCACCGCCGTAGAGAGAGTCCGCCAGCGCCAGCGCCGTTTCTGTTTTACCTACGCCGCTCGGGCCTACTAACAGGAAAACGCCCTGTGGGCCATTTTCTGAGGTCAGGCCGGTTTTCGCCGCGCGCAGACGCTGGGCGATCGCCTTAAGCGCGACATCCTGCCCCACAACACGTTTACCGATTTCCTTTTCCAGCGTCAGCAGCTCCGTCTGTTCATCTTTCATTAATGAAGAGAGCGGTACGCCGGTCCAGTCGGCGATCACGTTGGCAACGGTACGGGTATCTACATCGATCTGAATCAGCGCCGGGCTTTGATTCAGCGTTCCCAGCTGCGACTTAAGAGCGTGAAGCTCCGCCTGACGGCCACTCTCCTGGCGGCAGGCAATCAGCTGAAATGCCATCGCCTTCTCCTGCTCGAAAAGCGACGCCTGCTGTTGCAACGTCACCTCTAACTGAGCGCGTTGCCGCTCAATATCCTGCAGACGGTTATCATCTTCTTTGCTGCCGGCGGCGATATCCTCGCGCAACGCCTGCGCTTCCAGCGCCAGCGCCGTTAGCGCTGCTTTCAGGCGCACAATCTCGTCAGGTACGGTATCAAGGCTCATACGCGCCCGCGCCGCGGCAGTATCCAGCAGATCCACCGCCTTATCCGGTAGCTGGCGGCCGGTCAGATAGCGGCGCGAGAGCGTAACGGCGGCGCGTACCGCGTCGTCAGTAATATGTACGCCGTGGTGCTGTGCGTAGCGGGACTTCAGGCCGCGCAGCATCAGACAGGCGGTCTCATCGTCCGGCTCGTCTACCTTCACCATCTGGAAACGGCGCTCAAGCGCGGCGTCGCGTTCGAAGTACTGTTTGTACTCGCTCCAGGTGGTAGCGGCGATAGTGCGCAGCTCACCGCGCGCCAGCGCAGGCTTCAGAAGATTGGCCGCGTCGGCGCCGCCCGCCTGGTTGCCTGCGCCAATAAGAGTATGCGCTTCGTCGATAAACAGCAGGATCGAGGCTGATGACCGCTGTACGGCGTCGATAACGTTTTTAAGGCGCTGCTCGAACTCGCCTTTCACCCCTGCGCCCGCCTGTAGCAGACCGAGATCAAGGAGGCGCACGCTAACGGACTTAAGCGAATCCGGCACGTTGCCCTCGGCAATGCGCAGCGCCAGCCCTTCCACCAGCGCGGTTTTACCGACGCCGGGCTCACCTACCAGAATCGGGTTATTTTTACGACGGCGAGAAAGGATATCCACCATCTGGCGTATTTCCGTATCGCGGCCAAATACCGGATCGATTTTCCCTTCGCGCGCACTGGCGGTCACATCAAGCGTAAATTTATCCAGCGCGTTTTGCAGCGCAGGGTTTAGCTCGCCCGCGTTGTCCTCCGCTCCGGCTGGTCGTCCGATAAATTCCACACTCTCGCTGCAATGCAGCTCTGACGCTGCGACCTGCTGACGCGCTGGACGCTCTTCCGACTGCGCGTCCAGCAGCGGACGCAGACGCTCCAGCTGACTTTGCCCCAGCGTCAGCAATGGCCACAGATCGTCGCAGCGCACCAGCTTCGGTTGGCTGTTCAGCGCCATCAGCAGATGGACGCTGCGGATCTGCGTTTCTCCGGCCAGCGATGCCAGCAGCCAGGCCTGCTGCATCAGCGTCTGGATAGCGTCGGAAAGCTGCGGGCGGCTGCGCACCGAGCGCGGCAGGTTATTCAGCCAGCCGAGCAGAGCCTGCCAGATGTCATCCATATTCCATTCATAGCGGCGCGCCAGTACGGTCAGGTCGCCTTCTCCCTGCTCCAGCAGCTTTAACAGCCAGTGCTCAGGCAGGATCTCTGCCTGTGCGCGAGTCTGACACAGCGACGCTGCGCGCTCCATGGCTCGGGCGCAGTAAGGGTTAAGACGACGCAGAAGCATTGCCGGATTTTCCATATTCTGTTCTCTCTTGAGTTTTCCTGGGGAAGCCACCCTCCTTCGCTGTTTACCAAAGCGCATAAGGTCGGGGCGATCTACGTTAAATAAGGTAGTAATGAGTAAGCGGGCTGTTAGCCAGCAGAAGAGTTAGAACGTTGTATTGAGATAGCGCTGCTGCCTGAGGTGCCGAAGCAGGACTTTTCCCTCAGGCATAAATTCCGTATCGTAGCGAACCAGTCCCACTCCTTTCAGTTCAGCATCCAGCGCGTAGCGCAGTTCGCCAGGAATAGTTTGTTCCAGCATCACTACCGACACGTTTTTCAGCCGCGGCTCATATTTCATCAGTGCCTGCGACAGGATGCTCATCAACTGATGTGCGGTGCCTGGCATTCCCTGCAACACTTTTGTCATGTCAGGCAGGCCGTAATCCGGCAAATGAGCCAGAGCGCCCGCCCGGCAGTTGAGGATGCGCTGCATATTATCGAGTACGGAGAGGATCACCTGATTTTGCTCATTCACCTCGTGCAAACCGAGGTCGCCGGAGAAGTTTGCGGCGAGTATTTCGTAGAGCGAGGGCATACTTGAAGAATCAGACACTATTCATCCTTAGCTGGCCGTAACGCCATGCCGTTGCCGCCCAGCTCAATAACGCGTGCGTTATCGGCATCGAGCGCTTCGCGGTCAATAACCAGTTTCCAGCTGTTCTTCGCCATATCCGGATCGCGAAATAGCGCGGTTATTGCGACAAATTTCGCTTCTGCTTCCATCGGCATATCGAGCGAAACGTCGCCCCCGGGCTTGACCACCAGGTCACGGCTGGCCAGCAGATCCGCTTTCAGCAGCGAATCGCTCTCTGTCAGCAACTGCTGATAAACCGCCTTATCGAATGCCTGTCGATCCCGCAGTTGATATATGCGTACCACGACCGACTGCGAAAGAGAGCGGTATTCATGCGCATCGGTATTCAGCGCCTCCCTGGCGGTGAAATCGAGCCGCAGCACCTTTATCTGCTTATAAAAGATCGATTTCACAGCTGAAGTCGTGCCGTCGGTTATGCTCTGCGTCAGCCCGCATCCAGTGAGACTGAGCATGACAAGCGGCAGCAGATGGCGTCCAGATTTAGTCAAACTGATAGGTAACACGTCGATTTCCTTGCGTTGATGTGGTCGGCGGCAGGCCATCGTAGCGGCCGATCGCTGTCGTAAAGGTAGGAGGAATATCTGCTGGCGTTTCGCCGTTGTTAACACCGAGCACGCCATTCATACCGAGCCAGAGCGGCGCATCGCCCAGCGGCGGCGCGCCGAGCATACGGGTAGAGAGCGTAAGCCGCAGCGCCGCTTTAAAGCGCCAGCCCAGATAAACCCGCAGCATAACCATCAGGTCCTGATATAGCTGGCCGTCCGGCATCCAGCCGCGCATCTCCTGCTCATCTTCCGTAATCAGCTCAATCAGCAGCTGGCTGCTGGCGTCCATCGCCTCGTCACCTAACGGGCTTGCGCCATCCAGAAAAAAGCCCTCTTTCCCGTAAAAACCCAGCGGTTGCTTAATCGCCACAGGGCGTAAAGAGTAAGGCGCGACCTTGACGGTGGTATGCGGCGCCAGCAGATGTACGATGGCCTGCATCCCCTCCTGCGTTTTTCCCGGCTGACGCAGCACGCTCAGCAGCGCCAGAAAACGCGATACCGGCGTGGCGATATGCTTTGCCGTTCCGGGAATGCCGAGCCCGACCAGCCCCAGCAGCGACTGTGAGATCCTGTCCGTTCCACCCGCTTCGAAGGTCGCCGGATAGGAGTATTTGCGCCAGATGCGATAAAACTGCGTCAGAATGCGGTGGTTGAAAATATCAAGAAAGGCCTGTATCGCCTCATGTCCGTCACGACGTTGAGCGATGTCGTCCAGATATGCCGTCGGCAGCGGCGAATCGACGCCGTAAAGTCCCATGAATGTGGTGCGCACTCTGGGCGGAGCCGTTCTGTTTTCCTCGTCGTATTCAATCGCTTTAAGTTCGCTGGCGGGAAATCCCATGCCTGGGTGAGGACAGAAGCGCACCGGATCGTCCCCCGGATGGCTGGTGCTGCCCAGCGGAGGCTTGTCGGGTCGACGTTTCTCCAGCAACTGGCAAAAACGATAAAAATTAATTTTCGTCAGATCCGCTTCCAGCCGCGGGATCAGCCGGGTATGCGGCGACTGTGCTTCTCTTCCCATTCCAGGCGTTCTCCGGTGGGTTGCAGGGTAATAATCAGGCGGTTAAAGAGATAGATGTCGGTATAGAGCGCAAAAAAACGGCTCAGCATTTCGCCAAACAAACAGATATCGCCGCGACCGGCGAAGCCGCTGCTGTCGATGGTGACGTCGATTTGCACGCCGCGTACCAGATACCCCTCGATGAAACGTTCGCATTCACTGTGCTGAACCGCGACGATCGCCTCCAGCCGACGACGGTTCATTTCGCTATCGGTCCATTCATAGAGCGCAAGCGTGCCGCGCAGGACATCAGCGTTATCCATCATCGACAGAAACCCGCTGCCGAGATGGCTTAGTACGCGCCAGTGGAAACGGTCGCGATCTGGCGGGTAACAGGGGAGCGTCGGCGCACAGAGGTTACGCACAGCAATGCTGGTTGAAGTGGTTTTCATTACCGTATCCAGCACCGTACTTTGCAGCGCACGTCGAGGAAGCTGGCCATTGGTGCCGGTAAGCGTCAGCGACAGGCTTTCATTTTCTGGCACCCGATGGTTATCAAACGCCTCGCCGCCGAGAATAAGCCAGGTGTTGTGCAGCCCAGAGGGGCCGCGGCGCATGCGGGTATGGTAATAATATTCCGGCGCCTCGTGGCGGAGCATGCCGCCTTTATGACGGAAGCTGGCAAAGGGAACGTAGCTGTGCTGGCTGGCCGACATGACCGAATCCACGGAGTAGATCTCGGTATGGCCATCCTGAACGCGCATCGGCCGCAGCAGATACTCCGTCTGCAATGAGTCAAGCGTCAGCGGATCGGACTCCAGTGGAAACAGGTTAATAACAGGCGCGCAGTTAAGGCGTAAATGCTTTTCGCTAAAATTAAAATCATGTTCCCAGCGCTTTTCCAGCACCACATCAATCTCAAACCACGGCAGCTCTGCCGGTAGATCGGCGGTATCCAGTCCACGCAGACCGGTAAACATAAATTTTTCACGAAAGCTGAAATACTCCAGCAGCAGTTGATAGCCGCTGAAGCTGCTGTTGCCTTTTGGCCACAGCCGGTCGTTATCGCCAAAGCCGAGCGCGGTGAAATAGCCCTTCAGCGGACGTCTGTCCCTGCCATCCGGCAGACGTAGCCACATGTGGGCAACGTTCATGGTGAAAGCTTCGTGCATCGCGCAGGCCAGCGGCGCATCGGCGTTGAGATAAAACGGCAGCTGACTGAGATCGATACGGCTCCAGTCCGCCAGGCTACTGCAGTTAAACCTCAGGCTAATTACCGAGCGCCCTTCCGCATCCGTTATAAGCGTGGCCCACTCCAGCGCCAGCGGCTGCAGATCGAGGTGGCGCGTCGTGGTGTAACGGCAGCGGGTGTTTTTCTCGCCAACCGGACGGGAGAGCACCTCAAATCTTTTGTCGATGCGCATGGTCTCTTTCATTTCGCGCCAGTCGGGCGTGAACTCCACCACCGACATCGAAGGTATGGTGCGCAGGTAGTGCGGCCAGAGCAGGCTGACCAGTCCTTCCGTCAGCTCCGGCAGGTCATCATCCAGCTTTTCGCGCAGCCGTCCCATCAGGAAGGCAAAACCTTCAAAAAGGCGCTCAACATAGGGATCGCGTGCGTCTGCTTTGTCGAGATTCAACATTGCAGCGCGATCGGGATGGGCGCGCGCGAATTCCTCACCCGCTTCCAGCAGGTAGCGCATTTCAGCGTCGTAATAACGCAGGGTTAGATCGTCCATAAGATTTTATGTTCTTTAAGAGAAGGTGAGTTAACTACAGAGCACCGCAGCGCGTGCTGCATTAAGCGTAATCAGCCCGGCCAGCAGCCTCTCCATTTCTGGTTGCAGCCGCGTTTTATCCGCCTCGCTGCGCCCCGCTTTTGCGCGCAGCAACTTCAGCCGACGGGCTTTGACTTCGAACAGAAGTTCAGGGACCCACTGCTGCAGAGTCAGCTGTTGCGCCGATGCGTCGAGTTCCCCCAGCAGATGCAGCGCCATCTCATTTTTGCCGTACTGCTCGGTGACGCGCGCCATCAGCAGACGCATCAGCCAGCGATCGCGCGGCGTCTCGAACCCCGGACGCGCCTGCAGCCAGCTAAGCGCGGCGTCTATTCCCTCGCTGTCCGCCCTCGCCAGCACCTCCGGCTCCAGCGTGAATATTTCATCGCGCTCCGGATTACTTGCCGCTGCTGGTTCACCCTGCCAACCCGGCAGCGCATCCAGCACCTTTTCGTTTATCCAGCCGATGGTTACCTCATCGGCAAACGGCGTGCCGTCGTTGAAGGCCAGTGCCTCCAGCCCCGGCAGGCGGGAGAGCAGCCCTTTCAGATCGCAGCAGATGATGTCGGCGCGCACGCTGTCGCTATCGAGCTTGCTCAGCGCTTGCCAGGTATACCACTGCAGATCCAGCCAGAGGTGATTAACGGCCTGAGCCAGCAGGCTGTCGCTCAGCTCAAGCAGTTCAAACCAGCTCTGCTGGAGGTAGAGACGTTTAAGGTGAGCGCGATGGTCCGGCTTGGGCGGTACCAGTCGCGTAAGTCCGCTGGCGTTGAGCGGCGGCAGCTCATTCACCGTATCCCAGCGCATGTTTTTTATCAGATGGTGGCTGGCAAGCCAGCCGCCACGCCGATCGCGCAAATATTTTGCGAGCACTTTCGCCTGCTCCAGCAGGGCGCGGCCAGAAGTTATCTGACTCATTACGGGCGCAGGAGGCGCGTCCGCGGCAGCGCTTTCATCCCGGCTGGTTTGCGGCACCAGGCTGTTTGCTCCCCCATTTTGCGCCAGCCGGTTCTCCAGCGCCTGACAGAGCGTGGCAAGCTGCGGGCGATCCTTTTCCGGCAGCGGCTGCAACGCCTCCTCTATCAGCAGCATGGCGCCAACCATGCGCCGCATCAGCGGCAGTTCCACTTCGGGATAAAGCGACAGGCTGTCCAGCATACGACCGCTCCCCAGCCACTCCAGCGCGGATTTGCGGCTACGGTCGCGCAGCGTGCTAAAGCGATGCAGCATCGCCGCCAGTAGCTCAAGCCCTGCGGCGAAACCGGTTTCACCATCCCGATGCAGACGCGCCCAGACGTAAAAAGTTATAACGCGCAGATCTTTGCTTACGGAGGTCAGCAGCTTTTCTGCCAGCGTGATGATTAGATCAGTGTCGATACCGGAGAGCTTGTTCACCTCCTCGCGGATCCGCTGAAAATCGTCGTCATAGGCGGGGTCTTCGCCGGTCGGCATGGTATCGGAAAGGGGTTCAGTCCAGCGGCTCCAGTCGCGCGCATACAGCCGCGCCTGTTCCAGTAGCGTCGTTTCGTCCGCCTCACAGGCATTAACAAGATTTTGCAGGGTAGTCATAACTCCGTTCCCTCGTTGTTATCGATCTCGCTTTCCGCAGTCAGCGCTTGCGGGCTCGTGTCCACGCTGAATATGCGATCCGGCAGGCTGAAGCCGCGCAGAGCCAGCAGAGCCAGCGGACCGCTGCCCAACTGAGAGCGCAGCACCCATTGCAGCGTGTTGCCCTCCGCCGTCGTAAATTTCAACAGCCACTGGCTGCGATCGAGCTGCTGCCGTTTGCTCTGCTCCAGCCAGCGAATAAAGCCCCATGTGCCGCTGTAGTCGCCAAACAGACGTGCACCCGCGCTGACGCTGCTCCAGGTCAGCATCGCGCCGGGTTTATAGCTCTCGCCGGGCCAGTGAAAAGTCTGCCAGTCGGCCATCTGGTTGAAGTACCTGAGTTGCTGGCCATCAATGGTGAGGCGCGTTTCCGTAACCTGCGCCGTTGGTCGCGGCTGTAACTCAAAGCTGATGCCCTGACTGCCGTCGGTAAACAGAATGTCTGAGAGCTGACTCAGCTGATTGATCGCCTGCAAAAATGTCGGATTAAAGGTCAGTCCCTGACTGTGCGCACCGTCTGGCACCCACTGGCTGCCCTCTTTATGCAGCACGCCGTTTAGTTCACTGCTCAGAAAGCGATCGATGCGTCCGCTGTCTTTGCGTATAAACTCTGCCAGCATTGGCAGCGAGGCGTCGCTTTTGCTGGCGACAAAGGGGTAGCGCCCGTCAAAGGCTGTGCGCCAGCTCGCGACTACCGAACGGCTCCAGCGATCGTTCAGGCTGGCAGCCGAAGGCTGTAGCACCGTTTCCCAGGCCTGAGTCAGCGGCTGCACGAACAGCGTGTTGCCAAATCCGCTCCACTCCTCGCCCAGGCTCGCCGCCATCAGGCTGCCGTACTGCTGCGTGTCGGTCAGATCGACGCTTTTGCCCTGAAATACCGTCTGCGCCAGCGTTTGCATTCTCTCTTGCGGGTCGCTGGCGCTGGCGATCTGCTGAAGACGCAGGCGCACGCGGGTAATGCGGGTGAGCCAGGTTTGCAGGCTTAGCGAGTTATCGGCGGACATCATGCCGCTGCCCGGGCTTTTACCCATCAGAGCCAGCAGCGGCCCGAACGTCTCGTCCAGCGGCCCCTGAGATCTGGCTGCAAGCTGATCGATAACCGGTTTTTCTTTGTTGCCGATAAGATCTTTCGCCGAGCGGATAAGCGAGTCTGACAGAGCTTCGCGCTGCTCTCCGGTCTGCCCCTGCCAGGCCAGGGTATTCATCAGCGCAATCACCGGCGACTGCCGCACATCGCTCATTAACGTCAGTTGATCGGTGACATCGGCGATATTGCGAGCCGGATTCCAGCGGAGGCTGTTAAGGAAGTTCAGCCAGCTGGCGGAGAAGTCAGCGAAATAGCGTTCAGTCAGGCGCGCTTTAAGGGCCTCAGGCGTTATGTCGTCTGACATGCGACTGCGGCTGTCGCTCAGCACCCAGTCAATTTCATCCCGTCGCCGGTTGGCCGCTTTTTCAATCGCCGGAAGGATGCCGCCTTCCCAGGCCTGACGGGTGAACACGCCAGGCACGCGGTTATCGGTAGAAAACAGACGGTGCGCGTCGGTGTCGCCCGTCATATCCTCCAGCGAGACGTCGGCAAAATTGCGGCGTACCGACTGGAGTATGTTCTGGTAAAGGGTGCTTTCGGCGTTGCGGCGGCCGATCTGCTGAAGCAGCACCTGTCGGCTCTGAGCCACCAGCGCGCTGTCTGGCGTGATTTTCCACTGCGCCTGACGTGGCAGCTCAGCGATATAGAATCGCCAGAGGTCCGGCGCCAGGCTTTGCCATAGTCCCACGGAAACACTCTCCCGCACGGGCTGTACGCGCGACATAACCTGTGCGAAAAAGGCGCCGTCGGCCTTATCCGGGCGCGCCATCATCATCCAGGCTTTCAGTTCGTCATATCCCTCCTTCGCCAGTTCACCGCGCCGATCGCTGTCAGGCGCGGTGTTAATAAGGACGATAAGTTTTTGCTTCAGCGCCTCTTCCGCCGGATCGCGTATCAGGCGGTTATTCGCTGCGCCGTACCAGGGCAGCATGGCGCTGAGTAGTTGCGCGCTGTGGTTCAGTCCGAAGCGATAATGCCAGGGCGCGCCGTTGTGAACGTGATTTTGCAGACGACCAGCGTCGTTGCGCAGGTCGTGCAGTGCAGTGAGCTGTGCATCTGACAGCGCAGGCTGATGAGCCAGCTCACGCGCTTTACCAGCGACGGTTATTATCTGATAGCGATTGAACGTAAAGGAGAGCAGCAGCCCCGCGCCGCAGAAGGTAATCATGGCCATGAGCGCCCAGCCCAGGGTTTGTTCCCAGGCCATACCGACGCGATGGCCGCGAACGCGCATACTGTCTGCGATAATCGCTTGCCAGCAGGCAGAAAGCCCGCGCGAGCTATTAAGCGCAGCGCCGCTTTCCGTTTCAGCCTGGAAACTGGAGGGCGCCGCCAGGCTAAAGACAAGGCCCCGCAAGGGAACATGCTGCTGCGCCCTGTAAAGCCAGGGCGTGAGCCGCGTTTTCCAGCGTTTACTGTCACCTTGCTCAAGCTGCTGCGCCAGGCGCAGCAGAAAATCGTGCGCGCCATTTTCTGCCACCTGCGCCATGCCCTGCTCCCGCAGTTGCGGCACTATCCTGTTGAACTGGGCGATGATATCTTCCGGCATAGCGCGAGGCGGCAGTAATATACCAACGGCCTGCTCTGTGCGGCCCTGTTGCGGCCAGGCGCTGGCGCATAACTGCCACAGCCAGACCGGAGGTTGATAACGCAGCAGCCTGCCAATGGCTTCCAGCCCCTGTAGATCCGCTTCGCTGGTTTGTTGCGTCAGCGTCTGGCCCGGCCCAAGCACGCGGATAATGCCGTCCAGAGGTCGACCGCGGCGCAGCTTGCGCAGCGCGATAAGTTTTTCGCTGTCTGGCGCGACGTTAAGGGGGCCACCATAGATAAGGATGGTGTGCTGGTATTTGATTAACTGGCTGGCCTGTAAACCCGGCACGAGTTGATTTATGGCTCTTTCGTCGCCGGTAATTAACAGAAGGCATGCCTTGCGGCGACTGAAAAGGTGATAGCTTTTAGGTAAATAACCCGCTATCTCTTTGAAAAAAGTATTTGATCGCCTGAAATTTATTTCAGGTGCTTTAACGCCTGAATGACGACTCTGCTTTATTCGGTTTATTTGCCATAGCTGTATAGCCAGAAACACCAACACAATCAAACAGACCAGTCCAGCCCAGATGAGGGTGCAGGTTATCAGCAACACACGGATAGCCACCCATTCAGTTGAATAGTTTTCAACGAAAATCCAGTATCCGAGTCCGGTAAATAATATGAGAAGCGTTATTGCTGCTACGGCAAGTGCTGCGGTGAATGCCACAGAGATGCTTTCGCGTTGTTGTTTGGCTTTATCCTTTTCCATAAGGCTTAATAACTCCAAGAGCAAGAGTATATTGAGGGTCAGAAGCTATCCAGCAGCAGGGTTTGTTTTGATGCTGCGCCAGTATTGCTGCCAGGGAAATAACTACCAGAGGCTCTATCTCGCCCAATTTTCCCCAGTAACTGTCCTGCACATACTGAGTAGTATTCCAGCCATTGCCGTCCAGCTGAGCCAGAGAAGGGTGAGAGAATAAAATACAGGCATCCGGCACCTTTTCTGTTTTAGCCTGCTGTAAAGCCCGCGTGCAGACATCCGACAGTGATTCTGAAGAAGATGCGTCAAAGACTTCTCCGCGCGGCATGACGACATGCCCTTCCGCGCCTGACACCCACAGCACAGCGGCTTCTCCGGTGGAAGGCGATGCTCCAGCATAAGCAGGAGAAGATACGCAGCCCGCAACCAAAAAACACTTACTGGAATCAACCTGCAAACTGGCAGCCATCAGCGACAATGTTTCCTCTCCTCTCCAGCGTTCCGGTGAGAACGGCAGCACAATGCCAGGAAAGGTCACGCTCATCTGAGCGCTAAATGCTCGCCATGCAGCATTACTCCCCAACCAGAAGCAGCGGGCAAAATGGGCCGTAAACTTACTGCCGTTCTTTTTCCATAACAGAACCAGTGAGCGGGCAAGCTGTTGTTCGCGATCACCTGGCTCGAAAGTAAACGTAAGTGAAGTACGCAGGCCCCTGCCTTTGACTTCTAGATGTTCTGCTGGGGGCTTTTGTTCACGGTTTAACACACGTATCCAGTCTGAGGCGTCACTCCCTGCTGGGCCGGTTAAAATGACCGTTTGCAAAGCCAGCAGGCTTTGATGTTGTTCCCACCATAAGCTGCGTTCCTGCTCAGTCTGGTGATGCCAGTTGGCGGCATGGTGAAGAGAAGCCCGGTGGTAAACCAGACGCCATAACCAACATAACCCTGTAATAATCAGACCAGCCAACATTGCTATAAGAATTACGCCTGTGCCGCCATTTGATGGGTTTCGCAACAGAGCCGCGCAACCACCCAAAAGCAAAGCGAATAGCGCTCCAGCAGCCAGCCATTTTCCCACAGCAGGCGGTTTAGACGCCTGCCACTCTGGATATTCAGGCGGCCGTTTCATTTCGCAATCCTGGTATCGGGAAATGAACTCACCAGCGTGCAGCCGCATGCGCAGCGATGGCCGTGTAAAGCAACCGGCTGACCATCAACTAAAGACAGTGCGCTGCCTTCGCTAATAGTGGTCTGCCCATGTTTATTACAAATAACCGCATCGCCTTTCGTTGCAATGCCTTTTCCGTAACATGAATAATGGCCGCCTGATACTTCTCCGCCATATTCAAGCAAAGTGTCACCCTGACGAATAATATTTTTCATCTTTGCTCCATAAAGAGTTTCTTAATAAAGGGATTATCTATGACCAGAGGGCAGTAATTTTTGCCCGCATTTCAGCTAATCTTTC